TTATATCTGCCAAGGGTTCTGCCAAGGGTCATAGTCACGTTGGAATGTGGCTATGGCATACTCCGCCGCTGGCTTATTATCTTCATCAAGTTTACGTGGTATCTGGGGGTTAATCTTCATCTTGTTGGCATCACGCAACCATGTGATAGATGTTTCGTAGTCCGTGATTCGTGCCGAGCTTATATTGTTCGGAGAAATCAGCTTGTGAAGCTCATACAGCGCAAGCCTAACCATGTGTTTCTTGATATTCGCATTTCTTGGGTCGTGCGAACGAATGTTGTAACCCTCTTTCAGTTCATCGGCTACTGGTAACATTGTGGGAATATATAGACTCCCATTGAACTCAACATATTCAGTTTCCTTCAGTTCATAGGGATATGCCTCATCATAAGTTCCTATCAAACCCCAGTTGTCCGACTCATACGGATTGATTGTAAGGTCTATGTTATCCTTGTTCAGCAGCGCATAGAATTTCCCTTCATAAGACACAGCTTCCCATTCGTTATATTCAAGGTTCGCTTGCCATTCATAAGCATCAACTTTCTGCCATGCAGAAATCCCAGGAATACGGATGTCATTGAAGTCAAGTCCGTTTGGTTCCATACATTCAAAGTAGGCGTTGGCAAACGTAACAATGTCGCCAGGTTGCCAGTTCTGGAGCTGGGAGTACGGTTGTGCAGACTCGTATTTCTGCTCGTCATAGTCAAGCTCCTGCCAATACACGATGTCTGTCGGCTTCTTGACACCATTGATAGAACGCAGGGCTTCCCATATCTTTCCGTCTTTGTAGAAATGACTATGAACTGGATATGTAATCATCGGATTGTATTCCATCAATGATTTGCCGACTTCCAGTTCTTTTTCAACCTCATAATTGTCAGTTAGGTATTCAATGATAGAAGCCTCTGCCGCTTCCTCTGCCTGTGCATAACGTTCCTCATCTTCACGAATGAGTTGCTTCATGGCTTCTCTGGTAATTACGCCATAGTAATCATTATTGTTAAGAAATCGTCTATACATTGTCTTAAAAACTAAAGTTGTTATATATCGGCGTTACCGTTGTAGTGATGCCAGAATTTTTGGACTGGAAGCGGCCCCATGATTCACTAACGAACAGGCAAAGAAAATAGTCGAAGCAGTCCGACAAGTGGCCGTACTTTTCGTATTTGACTCCGAGCTTGGGGTCTGTTGCTTTTGCTTTGCTTTTTGTTCCATCTGCGTTCTTCTTTTGATAAATCAGGTCTTCCGTAAACTTTCTGCATCTCATGTCAATTAGTATCTCCCATCCGTCATATCCGTCAAACATAGCGTTCACGAAATCAAGTCGTGCGACCTGTGACGGCTGTCTTTTAAGGAGCTTCTTCTTGGGTCGCAATACTGGATGGTCGAGGTTGTTCATAATGATGGTATAGTTGTTTACGCCATCTTCTGTCTGTGTAGAACGAGCCAAACCAGCAGGGTCTCCAGTTACGAATAGTCCTCCAGTGTGTTGTTCGTTTAAGTATTTATTGCGAACTTTCTGTGACAGCTTTGGAGTGTTGTTGTCTTTTTCTTCAGGACGGCCCAAAATCTCTTCCAAAACATAGATTTTTTTGTTGTCATAGTCTATTTGAAATGCAAGACATGACATGAAAGGAATCACGTTGAAGTCGAAGCTGAGTATGATTGGTTTCAATGGATTGTACACCTTTTCTTTTAGATTATCTACCAAATGCTTTGAGCCGTCAAACTTGTAATATGCAGCGGCTTCATTGCTGTCAACCCACATCCAGTTTCCATATAATAGTCTTTCTACTGTTGTAGGGTCATTTATTTTACGCAATGATGCCGCATACGCATTACGGAATGCCACGTCTGGGTTGTCAAATACAGAGAACGGCAAATACAGTTCTCCTTCCCTGCATTGAACAGGGTCTCCGTTATTGTCAATCACAAATCGGTCTCTAACCCATCCAAGGCAAGGGTTGGTTGACATCAATAGCTTTGGCACTTTGAATGTCTCATGCACCTTCCATCTAATACGAGAGAACAGCACATCGACACCTCGTTCTTCTATCTCTCCGACCTCATCAATAAAACCACCAGAATATTCAGACGAACCAAATCTCAACCATGATGGGTCTGAAGGGCTGTATGCCATCTCTTTCATAATAATCTTGGAACCGTTCCAGAATATCATCTCTCCAGACAGATTGTTGACCTTGTAATTCTCTCCTTCAACCAATCCCCAACTCTTGCATACGCTGAGGATTGTATTCCAAGTAGATTCTCGGAGGCTTTTCAATGTCTTTCGGCCAACGACCATGCGCATATCTGGCCAACGTAAGCACGAACTGATTAGCCAACAGCTTCCAAGATAGCTCTTTCCTCCGCCAGCCGCGCCGCCAGTCAATATCATTTGGGGTATGTTTTCGTTGCCGCATTTTGAACATACAGGCTTGAATGTCGGATTGCCGTTCCTATCGACACCAGACATTTTCTGGGCTATTTCTCCTCCGCATACAGGACATTCTGGCTGTAAGTTCTTCCATACATCATATTGCTTTGGAGACGGTCTGAAATCAATCTGTAATCCTTTTGGCTCTTTCAGTCCTAAAACCATTATCTAAACGTCATCTGATACTTTTCCTCGTTGACAATGAACTTCTGGGAGTATTTTCCCTTGTTCTCAATTGTGATATATCCGTTGTCAGCCAATTCCAGCAAATACACCCTTATTGTGCTGTAATTGGCTTGTGGATAATTAGCTGCAATTCTCTGATATGTTTCGCTGGTTTCACCTTTATAGAATTTGCGAAACCAGACCAAAAAGCCTAATGCTCTATTCGATGTTATGGTATCTATCATATACATTGATTATTAATGTTTCATTGAAGAATAGAGTTTCAGACTTTTGATGGTTTGAAATTTTGATAAAATAAAAACCGCAACCTTTTGGCTGCGGTCGTGAGAATATATAGTATGAGGAGCAAGAAATTTCTATTCCTGTGCTTCGTTGTAGATTTTCTCTACCGTAATCCAGAAATCATCTGGGTAGTTGGCTTCTGCAAGCGTTTCACAAGCTGTTTTGAGATACTTCAGCTCATCCTTTGAAAATTCTACAGTCAGAGGCATCTCTCGGTCTTTCTTAATATCCCAAGTGACACGGCTGTTCTCGGTGTCCTCCTCAATGTTGTATGTATCCTTGTCGGCTTCTGTAATGGCCACTTTTTTGATAATCTCACGCTTTAGGTTGAATCCCATGAAGTTGTTTTGTTGCGGAAGCATCTGCGGAATGTAGATGCGGTCTTTGATGTGTAAGTCCATACTGTTATCTATTTTAATTAGTTTCTTTGGTTAAGAATAGGAGTTCCAAGTTGCGCAAGTTTGTGTTTTAATGAAATTTTTACCAAGAAAAAATATTGTAGCTGATACCAATGCCGATGTATGGGGTTGTATGAACCACTCCGTTGTTAAGATAAGCTCCATATCCAGCCTGTACCCCCAATCCCCAACGCTTCGTTTTCGGCACGTATTTATTGGTTGTGGTGCTATTGATGTATATCGTTCTTGGATATACCGTAATGCTATCCAATGACGGCATATATCCGCTTACAAAAGCATGGTAGCTGGAATCTTTGTACTCTTTCTGTGTTATTGGAATTTTAACCTGTATGCTGTCAAATACGGTAACAGTATCAATATGCTGTACGGTTGGAAGTGTCGCTGTCACATATCGCACAACCACACTGTCTTTCGGAACAGGCTGGAAATACTTTACCGTGTCATAGACAATACAGGTATCCACTACCGTTGTTCGTTCAATGGTGCCGTCTTGTTTGAAGTGCTGGCACGTTTTCATGGCCAGCATAGTCAACACTATTGTTATGGCTATCAAAGCCCACTCTTTAAGATTCTTCATTTATTTCTATTGTTATTTGTTCGTTTGCCAATTTTGCTGGTTGCAGATATGCTTGCATCAGACTGTTCCATATAAGGACAGAATCGCACATACGGTCATTTCCATTGTTTATTCCAACTACTATGCTACCATGCAACTGTATTGCCCTCATTCCTGGCTTTATAAGTACAGAGTCGAATTTTTTGATATTCACAAGTCTGGGGATGCAGCCTTTGTATGGTTTTGCAAATGGATATTTGTCGTAATCAGAGTATTTCGGTGATTGAACATTCATTGCAACCACATAGCTTCCAGCAGGTACAGCTGTCCGTGTGGCAAATCCACGCTCATCTGTACGTGGATATTCCCCACGTTTATTCTTGTTCCGTACCGCTTCTTCAAGCGTATCACACAAATAGGCCCACTGCTCGTCTTTCCAAACTTCCAGTCGGCCTATCGTATAATCTGGTTGAAGGTCTATTCGTGTCAATCTGAATTTCATATCATCCCATTGAACTGTACGGTATATACCATTCTTCTTCATTCAAAAATGGACGTGACAATTTTGCCCAACATCCTCTTACAGTATTATCGTTATCCATAACTACGTCAACTACTGTGGCGTATGTGCCAGCTAATTGTTCCATGTGCATTTCCTTCAATGCGCAAGATGGCAGAATCAGAATAGTATCACCTTCTTTCATTAATAGCCTGTTTGTGGTTTTCTCTTAGGACATGATGGCACTTCGCACATCAGCAATTTAAGCCTTACGTTTTCAACTTCCAATTCTGAAATTCGTTTTGCCATTTCACCTTTGGCATCACGGTGTACGCTTATCTCCTTGTAAAGCTCGTCAATCTTGGCATCACGTTCTTTTCGTTCCTTACATTCTTCTTCATACAACTTGCACCATTCTTCTGATTGGTGCGACTCATTCTCAATTTCTTTAGCGTCTTTATTCTGGCGCAAGAACAGGAAAGGTGACAATCCTCCAGCAAGCACTCCGCTTACTATTGCTACAATTATTTCAATCATTCGCTATCTGTTGTTTTAGATTCGACTTGTACTGCGTTGGTTGGGATAATCACGTTGAACGTAACGCCAGACTCTCCTTTGTTGTCAATAGACACTTTTGTAGTCTGGGCTTCTTTGACTGGGTACATCTCCATCAATGTCTTTGATGCACTTACAGCCACGCTTCTCATTGCCGCTGGTGACAAAGGGTTGCCACGTCTGTCAACAAATTCAGCCGATGAGCATTCCTCGATAATATGCTTCAGGTTGGCTGTAAGAAAAGTCTTGATGGATTTAGCGTCCTCTTCTGACAATTTTCCAAGTTCTTCAATCTTTTTCTTGATGTCCTCTCGATTCAACAACAGCAATGCCTTGTTACGAACTCTTCTGGAATTGTCATTAAATACTTCTTGATAACATCTTACAGCGTTACCAGCAAAAGGAATATCGCCAGTGGCATAAAGCTCGCAAAACAATATCTCTTGTTCAGTTAACGTATTCGCTTCCATTATCGTAAATTATTATATTGACAAAGGCACTCCAACAAATAACATTGAAGTGCCTTTGTTTCATTTACGAATAGAGCTAAATCATTCTTTTTGTTTGCGATATTCCAGCAATTTCTCCATAATGAGTTGCTGGAATAAGTCTGCGATACCATTTCGTGCCGCATTGATGTCCTCAACGGATTTCAAATATTGCATATTGAAATTTATCTGAAGGTCATATCCGCTGATTTCAACAAGCGTTTCCTTAATATCATCATTGACGATATTCATTACGTCACGGTCAGAAACGAGCCTGAATTTTACTATAGGTTCATCTACTTTTGGCAGTTGTATGTCTTTGTCTTGTTCCATTTTATCAGATTTTGAAATGTTTTCTGCTTTTTTCTGTAGTGGCTATCGCCAAAGTCGGTCCAGAATATCCACCATCTTCATTTCGCATACGCTGGGTGAGAACTGAAACGACATTTGTCGTAGCCGACACATCTGCGTCTGCATCGTGGGCATCGGTTAATTCAATGCCAAGTCGCTCACACATAATTTCCAGTTTGTATGAGTCTATGTTAGGTTTGTGGCACATCGCAAGTTGGCCAAGTATGATTGTGTCAAGCATATACGGATGCCAATGTCCGTAGAAATCCTTTGTTCCTCTCAGCAACTTTGCCACATCATCAATAAGACCAGCATATTCCATCAACTGACAAAAGAATCCTTCGTCAAATGCAACATTCTGACCGATTAAAAACGGCTTCATGTTACGGCCTCCCTTCGGAGTATTATCCTTGATGAATTGCAGCACTTCTTGTCCTACCTGTTCGATGGGCTTACCTTGCTCATACAACATATCCATCGTTATCGCAGAATATGTCAAAGCCTTATTTTCATACAACATCGGCTTTTCTTCGTCAACGTCATATTTGCTTTTCAAAACCTTTCGCTTTTCTGTTACGCCTTTAATCGTTTTTTGTGAATAGGGGTGTATATAGCTGATGTATGTGCCAATCCGCTCAAATGTATCAAGTCTGGTAGCGTGTATAGCAATCTGCGTACACGCACAAGTCTGACATTGCAAACCACCAGTTTCAAAGTCCAATGTAAACGCAACGATAGGTGTTGTTTCAGTTTTCGGTGCCATATTAGTCAATCAATAATTTAATCGTTTCTACTCCGTCTTTTAAGAACTCTGTCAAAGAGCCATTGTTGGATATTACAGCATCATAGCTATCCTCATCAATTTTAACTCGACTATGGTCACGCTTAACACGTTCCTCTCCAACTGTTTCAATAAGCAGTTTCTTGTCTCGTTTGATAAGCATTGAAACTATCTCATATTTGTCTCCCCATTCTTTAATCAACATCAACAGCCCTTTCTCATCTATTACATAGATTATTGGCTTGTCTATTGGAATCTGCTCGATGCTTGCCCAGTATTCGTAGTCTCCGAATTTCGTATAAGCCAACATCTTGTCCTTAGTAGGCATTTCTTCTTTTGACACAAAGAAATGGTCTATGCCGCTTACTTCATTTTCTCGTTTGGGTCGTGTAGTATAGCTGCACAATGTCGGAATGTTCAATTCCTTGCTGGCAATATTGGCAAGAGTGGACTTACCACTTCCAGATGGTCCAACAATGCAAATTATCTTTTGTTTCATAATACTTCTATTAAATTGTGTCTTGTAAGTTGAAGGTTGTTCTGTCCTGCATAGTCACTGTATTTGACTGTGGCCATGCAGACTATCAATTTGTTCTTTGCATCTATGAGCTTTGGCCGGGCATTTTTGTATTCTTCTGGCCACACAACCAATTCTCCCATATCGTTGTTCTGCTGAAGTGTGAGCTTGCAGAACGTCTCTACATCGCCAGTTTTCTTGCTTGTGAATTTCTTTTCTTCCACCTCAACAACGGTAGCACTGATTGCAACTTTCTTTCCGTCCTTGTCTGGGTCTGCTATGTCCTTCAAAGAACAATACGATGCACGTCCTCTGATTGCAGATTTGATTTCTGCATTGTCGTATATCCTTTTATAGTCGATTGCTCCGAGGCCAGACACTTTAATTTGCTGCTGGCTCCAGAAATAATGCTTTCCAATAAGATTAGCTGGGTATTCCTTTTCGTTAATCTGGAAGCCAAGCGTGTGTGCAGCCTTTTCCAGTATCGCATACCGTTCAACAACTGAATCTGCGTGTTCAATATGGTCAAAGCACCCAGCGAGTATCAGATTGCGCACATGGCGAGCGTCAATCGGACATCTCGTAGCTTCTTCTTCATTGTCTGGGTCATCCCAATATTGGTACTTCTTTAGCTTGTATTTGAACACTCTTTCAATGAAGTTTACGATACTTGTAAAGTCTCCATTCTTATTGCGCTCCTTGATAATCCAATCAACGGCTTTTGCTCCAAGCATTTTGATACTCGACAACGACCAAAATATTTCATTAGTCTCATAGTCAGTATAAAACTTGTCGGCACTGATGTTAATGTCTGGGGCTACAACTTTCGCACTACTGCAAGCCTCCATTTCCGACATTATAGGAACAAGCTCCTTGTCATCTGCCCACTGGAGAGCAACAGTATAGAAAGCAGTAGGGTAATGTGCTTTTAACCATGCTCCAGCATAGGCGGTAGCGGCATAAGCGGTGGCGTGACTCTTGTTAAAACTATAAGAACCAGACACTTCAAATATTTCCCATATCTTGTCTGCATCCTCTTTCGGACATCCATTCTTCTTGGCACCATCCATAAATTTGTCTTTCATCGCCAAGATTTTATCCTTCTTTTTCTTGGATATAAATTTCACCAGCTTTACACCGTCACCAAGAGAAAAACCACCAACTTCACGAGCTATCTGTGTGATTTGCTCCTGATAACAAACCTCACCATAAGTATCTTTGAGCGCATTGTAAGTACCCCATAAATATGTAGGTGCTACATTACCTATTTTGCAATCCACATATTTTTCTGCCGAACCGCAGTCCAATGTAGCAGGACGATATAGGGCATTGGCTGCAATCAGGTCATGTATGCAAGTCGGTCTCATATCTACAAGGAACTTGGTAATACCCTTCGATGAGAACTGAAAGACATTCTGTGTATATCCTTGACGAAGTAACTCATACACTCTTTCATCATCCATGTCTCCGCTTACAATACCTTCAAGAGATACATCAACCCCATAATGTTCTTTTACGAGGTCAAAGGTCTCGTGAAGTTTTGATAACTCCTTTGTAGCCAAGCAGTCGTTCTTCAACAGTCCAAGTTCATCCAGGCTATATCCATCATCTTCCGACACAAGAATGTTATCCACTTTCTTGATTGGCACAAAGTCAAAACATTCTGCATCCTCTCCATCCAGTTCGTCTGGGGTCACAAGCAATGCTGAAGCGTGTACGGAACTTGAACGAGGCTGAAACATCAGTGTGCGGATGTCTTCAAACAGCATTGGGTAGTCGTGAATAAACTTAGCTATTTTCTTGTTCTCTGCTGCCAGTTTGAATATTCCTGTATAATCACATTTGTCATCATCAAACAATGCTGTGAGGTAATTGACAAGTGATGGGTTGATTCGCATAGTACGGGCCACGTCTTTAATAACGGCTTTCACCTTTAATGTGGTAAATGTACCAGCGGAGAACACACGCTGTTTGCCATCATGGTTATAACGGCGTTCAATGTACTCTTTCACTTCCTGACGGCGGTCGGACTGGTAGTCCACATCTACATCAGGAAGTGAACCACCAGCTCCTTGTAAAAAACCACTATCAACAAAGCAATCAATTACACTAACAGGCTTTGCACTTGTTATATGTTTTGTTTTTACAACTTTCATCTCAATGCCATACTGATATAAGTGTTTCTATTGAAAATACCACCAGCCTTTTGACACGCTTGGTCAAAGGCTTTCAATTCGTAGTCTGGTATGATGTACCGTTTGTCAATATATGATTCCGAGATTATTCCTTCCAGCGATGTACAACGGCTCAAAGCTACATATAACTGTCCTGGAGCAAACATTCCTTTCGTATGGATAACAATCTTATCAAACGTCAATCCTTGGCTCTTATGAACAGTAATCGCCCATGCCAGTGACAGAGGCATTTGTTTGCACGTTCCTTTGTCTATGGTGACAATCTTATCATTTTCTATCTTATATTCGTGAGCCACCCATTCAAAAGGATTAACCACTATGGAATTTCCATTATCCAAAAGCACGATAATATAATCATTAGATAAATCTGTAACCACACCCATAGAACCATTAGAATATCTGCGATACTTGTCATTTATCAACATCATTACTCTGGCACCAACACGCAACTCCAGAACTTCATCACAGATAGAAGCATTTTTAGGATATTCACCAGTAAAGACGGCTTTGTAAACGTGAGTCGGCTGGCCAAGCATTTCAGCATTGATTCTTTGTACATCCTTTCTGTGTGTGCAGATATGGATATGTTGGTTGTCATAGACCTTGCTGGCTCTCCTATCTCTTACTTTATCCAAGTCATTTACATCCCTTTGAGTCATTCTGTAGCAACGGATGTTATTCAGTATCTCGACAAACCGTTGCTCTGTCTGACGGAATACATGAGTCAATTCAATTACACGGAAACCACAACTCCTGAAGATATTGGCATAGAAAAAGTACACTCCACGATAGAATTGCAGCAAAATATCTTTCTCATCCTTTTTCAAAACTGGTGGTAACTGATACAAGTCTCCAAACATAACTACCTGAACGCCACCAAACGCTTCATCAGTCATTCGATAAATGCGCAGCTTCTTGTCAATGTAGTCAATGGTATCAGGACGAACCATGCTAATTTCGTCTATTACAAGCACATCAAGCGATTTGAACAGCTCCAATTTGTCGGCATACAGTTTTCCTCTTAATGGGGCTGTCGGGTCATTTACACTAAGTGGGATATTGAACAAGCTATGTAACGTCACTCCACCTGCATTGATTGCCGCAATCCCAGTTGAAGCGGCAACCATCAGGTTTTTATGAGTGTTTTCAACTAAATACTTTAAGAACGTGGTCTTTCCAGTTCCAGCCTTTCCTGTGATATAAAGACACTCGGATGTGTTCTCAATCAAGTCATAGGCTTTTTGCATCTCATCGGTGAGTACCATGTCTATCATATCATAACTCGTTTATAGTGAATATCAAATCTTTATTGTCAAATAAAATGTCATCGTCTTTCTGAAGTTCGTCTGCATATATCAGTATCGGTTCGTCATTTCCATCTCTTTTAATCATAAATTGAGCGTCCTTATCCACTTTGATGGCCTTACCAGATTCAAGCGTAAGCTCTATGTAATCTTTGGAGTCTATGTCTTCTCCGATTATGGTCACATCGGCTGGATATAGCCCTGCACGTTCTGGGAGCAGGAAGCGTTCAAAGATTAGGTCGTACTTGATAGGGTCAATCAATGTGATTCCAAGTAAGTACAAGAGCAAAGAACCAGCAGCAGAGCCACGACCACAACCGACAAGAATACCGTTCTTTCTGGACCAGTTACAAGTGTCATATTGAACAAGCAGATAGTCCACGTTATCGGTACTTTCTATGATATATTTCTCATACTCCATCTGCTTACGATACTGTTCTTGTTTCTCTGCTGGAACTTTCGTTCTCAATCCCTCTTCCAACAACTGATTGAACATATTATGGGCTGTTCCATATTTTTCTTTTTCCTCATCAGTCATATCGTACTTTGGCATACGATTTTTGGTTGTGTCAAGATGGGCCTTTGCGTTGTCTGCGATTTCCATAGTATTATCGCAGCACTCTTTGAACAACTTATCTATGTTCCATTTATCACTAAACAGACTGGCAAATGTTTCGTAATGCTCATCCGCATCTTTGAAATACTGGTCATCGCTTTGTTCATGTGCAGCACCTTCAGCGACCTTATTGAGAATAATTTTATTCTTGGCATCGCTCTTATCCAAGTAATAGCAATCACTTATCAATATGGGGCGAGGCATTTTTACATTATTGTATAACTTGTCGAAATAGAGCTTAGTGGACTCCAGCACCCTTATGTCAATACGCTCTGCCTTGTATTCGGACAAGTCAACCTGATAATATGCCTTATCAAATGCTTGTGAAAGACGGCTAACGACATCTGGATGGTTCACCATATAGCCTGAAGTGTACTTGTCGAATACTATCACGTTACCCTCTCCACGTTTACATAGTTCGTCAATGCCAATGGTCTTATTTTCAACGTTGTCAACCATAATAGCTTTCTGTATCCGCAAAAGATGATGGTATCCTTTCTGTGATTGCACATACACTTTCACGCCAAACTTTTCGCATTCTTCATCGTCTCCATCGGTTACAATCATGGAATATCCGAAGACTGGGATGATTCCAGCGGCCTCACATTCTTTCTGTAATGTAAAGCAAGCGGCCATTGTATTAGTGTCGCATATTCCAAGTGCTTTATGGCCGAGATATTTGGTTTTCTTGACCCACATATTAGGCATGAAGCTGCCATTCAGCAATTCAAATGCGGTATGCGTTCCCAGATTGACAAATTGGAAGTCGTGTTCCAACGGTTTGCGTTCTCCCACGTATTTTAGTATATTCAGGCTAAAATCCTTTCGCAAGTCGTAATAATAGAAGTTGTTTCCAAACTTGAACGTGATATAATTAATATTCTCGTTCATAAGCACTTCTGGGTCTTCCATGCTGTTGAAAATCAACTCTCCGTCTTTATTCTTACGGAAGATGGAGTTAAATGTTGACTTCTCAGTATCTTGCCAATACACCTTACCAAAGCCAACGATTTCTATCACTTCATCGTCAACCTTGCTATATTGTATCTTATTGTCTTCAAGCCATTGGTACAGCTCATTTATTCTTTCAGATTTTTTCATCAAGAGTATTCAACTTAAATTCAATTGGAGTTTTAAGATTATAAGCGAACACATCGTACACCTCCCAGAAGTCCATCTCATCGAAGTCCTTTCCGTTGCCCATCAACTTGGCTATGGTGACATCGAAAAATTCGTTCAATTGAATTGCGGTCTTATTAATCGCATCTGTTGCATCGGCATCGTATGCTATGATAACAGACCGTACCCCTTTGCTTTGCAGCTTATATATTTGAGTGTCTGAAATCTTCTTTCCAAATGTGGCTACAGGAACTACACGGTGATTGTCGTACAGTATCAGTTTTCTTGTCAGCGCAATAACATCGAAGACACCCTCAACAAGTATTACCGTATCTGTTTCATCCTCAATAATTGCATCGTAATTATACAACAGCTTAGAAAAATCATTTTCCGTACTATTGCTGTAACGCCGAATCTGGTATTTACCATTGCGTTTTGCCCTGTTGTTGTATTCTTCTATATCGTCCTTGCTCCATGTATGTCTTGAAACATATCCGACCACATCGCCAGAATCTATTACTTGAAAAATCACATAGTCATCGAACTTAAAATTCAGTCCTCTGGTGGTTCCGACTGGGAAGTAGTCATAATCATCATTGACGAACCCACGAGACTTCAGATAATCGTTCCTGAAGCAACGCTTCCATGATTTAGGCATTTCCACAACGCATAACTCGTCATCAATTTCTTGCTCCTCCAGCCTAAAGAACTCTGGAATCTGAACAGGCGCAAAACTTGCGTGTTCTTCCAGTTTGAGGTCTGAACGCCCTATGTCGGTTAGAAACTGGTTGACATCCTTTGTGGTGTGACCGCATTTGAAGCAATGGGTCATAAACGACTTTTTCTTGTCGGTCTCAACACCCACATATATACCGAATTTACCTCCCTCTTTTCCGCAATATGGGCATCGTGGAACAATTAGGTTCTTATGGCTTCCGTCATACTTGGCATGAAGCTCTATAATAAGCTCCTTGATGAGATATTCTTTTTCTTCCCTGCTGATAACCATATCATTGCGTTTTGTTGATATTCAGTGTTCTTTCTCTGTCGTAGAAACGCTCGTGACGGTAATCAGTAGCTATCTTGAATACATCTCCTTTTTCAAAGAATCGACTTTTAGCTACATTGATACGCAACACGTGCTCTTTTCTCTCATTGGATGACTGATTCAGAGTGATAAGATGTGTCAACGGTCTTGCCAATCCCTTTGCCTCTGCGGTATTGTATTCAGTCAGCACATTTTTTTCATCGTTAATCCATTCCTGATTTTCAACTGTTGACTGGTACGTTACTACTATCCAGACGTTTTCATCAGCAGCCAAGTCTTTCAAGTCGTTTGCTACGGCTATTCTCTTGTGACGTTCACCGTTCTCGCCATATTTTCTTCCAGAAGCGTCTGTTAGCAAATCCATAGAGTCTATGATGATTACATCAGGCTGTATGCCGTATTTTTTCTTGAACTCTGCGATTCCTTCCTGTATATCCAATGTTGATACTTGGCAATTGAACTTTGGATAAGAGCGCACGAACAGCTTTCCCGATACATCTTCAAGTTCCTTTGCCATACGTTCAATCTCGGATTCTCTGATGGTTCCAGTCTCGTATTTGAAAGTATTGCACAAGACGAGAGATGCTGAATATGCGTTTTCAACCTCTGCACGACTGCCTTCAAGCTGAAAGTGAAGGACATTCAAGCCGTCAAGACAAGCGTTTCGGCCAATCCACCTTGCTGCGTGTGTCTTACCTACACCTGTAGCTGCAAGAAAACAGGTAAGCTGTGTCCGCAGGTTCTGTCCTTCATTGCGAACATCAAGTTCGTCAATGTAGAAACGGGTAATAGGTCTTGCATTCTTTTGTGAACTGGCCTGTGTCTGATTTCGGTAGAATCTTTCTTTGAATGTAGATACGACATCCGTAAACTCTGCATCTGTCAGGGAAAACGACCGCTCCCATTCCACATAATTGTTAAGTACCTTTGAGGCTTGTTCATACCCCTCTTTGTTATAAGCATCTCCAGCCTCCTTATATGCCTTCTGGAATGTGACTCTTTTAAGATATTCTTCAATCAAATGCACACACTCGTTGACCTCCAATCCGCCAGCATTGTCGTAGATGTCGTTCAACAAGTTTATTGCCCCTCTGTTCTCGCTTACGGCTTCTCTCATGGCCGAATATGACGGTACTTTTTTGTACTGGCCATAATACCGTTTTAATGCTTTGAACAAAGCTATTGAATCCCTGTCTGGTAGATGTTTCGATTTAACGTGCTGATATACAATAGATAAAACATACGCATCATCCATGCACGTTTTGAACAAGTCCATCAGGAACTCTTCTGACAATACATTATTCACAGTCTTTGATGCCATGTTCCAATCTTAGTCTATAAATTTCTTGGAATCTTTTTTGTGTTTCAATTTTACATTTGCTTACGAATTTGCACCGTGAGCAGCTTTCTGATTCTGGAGACCAACCCAATGTAGAGGATTGACAAATAATGTACCCAGCTTGACTGTTCAGCATTCTCTTTTTTGTCGGCTCTTCCATCGGCATATAGACATATTGCTGGTGTGGATGCTTGCTTTTATCTGCAAGATATGAAAGAAGGTGGCTGCGAGTGATTTCCGCACTCGCAAGCCATCTGTCTTCATAGTATTTTACACGCCTGTCTGTGCCAAACTTTTCAACAGACTTAGGTCCAAACACTTGGTTGATTTTCCATCGTTCTCCTCGGTCTTTGAACGAATATGCCGCACTCACACAATAGTCCACAATGCGTTCTCTGGAAAGAGAGCCGTACTTCTTCTCCAGTCTTTCAAGGGCTTGCGAAACAATCCGAATGGCCTCTCCGCCTTTGGAAAACTTGAATGAAGGGGAGATTAACTTAGTCGCTATCTCCGCAAATATCTTCATTGTCTGATGTATGATATAGTCGTTCTCCATCTCTTGTAAGATTGCGTTGTAGATATTGCCGTGCAAAAAACAATCGGCTTTTTATCGTTTCTATGTTTTTGGATTTGAGACTACCTTTCTGGTACTCTATTTCAACTATTTCATTCAGAGCGTATCCTGCTTGTTGCAGTAAGAAAGCATCCCTGTGTATCGGCTTCAATTCGTCAAGCACAGATAGAATGTCATCGTTATACAGTTCCCTGTAATTGTCAATGCTCATCACATTGCTGCTGACAGTAGATTCGTCAATGATAGATTCGCTGTACTCTTCTATGTCATGGTCATCATTGTCTCGGTCAATATGCGCCTGTCTGCGCTTTTCGATTGCCCTGATTTGTCGCTTTGTTACAATATGCAGCCATGTACGAATAGACTTGCTGGGGTCATAGGTTTCTATTCTACGATAAAAGTTTGCCAAAACCTCCGTATAATTCTCTTGTACATTGCATGGCTTGTAGCTGTATCTTATGCACAGCTTATAAATCATGTTGTAAAAGGGAGCGACATACTTGTCATATAGCTCGTGTCTTCTGGCAATGACTTCGGGGTCTGTCTCCTTGTCTAATTGCTCTTCTTCTGTCTCCGCATATACTTCCTTTCCCATTCATAGGCCACCTTTGCATTAAACAACATAGATGTCCTGAATCCAAGGCTATGCTGGGAACAGTATTGTTTCCAAGCCATTTCTGACTTGACAAACTCAATTCGTACTTCTTGGTCGCTTGGCTTCGGCTTCTTATCAAGGAAACGGAAAAACCGTTGTAGAAGCCCGTTCAATTCCTTGTTATGCTTTTCTGCGGCCTTGCGCTCTTTATAAGAGACTTTCTTTTTCTTCTCCGTCTTATCCATCATAACTTAAAGCGTTTAATGTAACAGAAGAAGATATGAATGGCATCAGCTTCATTGTCATCCCCAGGTTCTATCTGCCATCTCTTGCGGCAGAACTCCATCATCTTGTCTTTTTTTGCGTGTCCGTCTCCAGTAGCAAACTTTTTGACGGTCATAGGATTGATGAATGCTGGTTCTGGAAGGTCAAGCGTATCGCAAACCTCAAACAGAATCCCACGAAATTCTGATAACTTACGTGTGTCTGTAAAGTGGTTATTTACGCTTACATCTTCGGCAACTATTTGTTTGATACCATTCCGTGTGATAAAATCAATTAATGTGTTTCGGAACGCTGCGTGTTGCTTGTTGTTGTTTCTGCGCATAGATTCCGTAAAATCCCATGTACCACGCTCTTTCGTGCAATAAAACCCTGTATGGGTAGCAATATCCAGAGCAGCAACTTCATCACGGGTCAATTGTGTCGGACATTTTGTAGCTGACTGTTTCATTAAATAAAGGAAACCCCATTGCGTTTGTTTACGACAAGGCGATTCGGGTAATTCTCGGCGATATTTCCGTGACTTACCACTAATGACGTAATGTGCGTCTCATTTAAGGCATTGAATACATTTGTGAGACCCTGTTCGTCTGTTGCGTCCAGAATCTCGTCAAATATCAACAGATTCAATCCCTTTCCTTCCTCGCAGTTTACGTTTGTCAATTTGTGCAATGCAAGAATACTGGCAAGTTCTACACGAGTCTGCTCTCCTTTTGAGAATTTCTCGAATGAACCACAATCAACTCCATCTCGCAAAAGAGATACAGAAATCTTGTCTCTCACCTTACCAGATTTCAACATGGTAAATCCAGACAAAGACACTCGTATGTCGCTGCCAATGGTTGCCAAAAAGTCATTCGTTATCTGGCTGATTGCATTTATTTTTGTGTTCGCAAGATATGTCTTGAACTCAATAAAGGTTGTTTCCTGAATTTTCAGCTCATTCAGCTTGTTATTTATGTCATTAAGATTATCCATAGCCTCTTTGAGCTGTTTTTCGTACTTTTCCTTGCTCTCTTTAAGGCTGGAAATGACATCTGTTTCTGAAGCGTTCTCAATTTCCTTTATAGACTCCTGATAAGACTTTATTGCACCCTCACAGTTGGATATGGAAAGTTCCAGCCCTTTAATGTCTGCTTCGGTTTTCTTATATAAGTCATCAATCGTGTCAAATACTTCATCGAACATCTGCTTCTTTTGAACATCAATATTGCGCTGGATGGCAGATATTTCGTATTCTATTTTCTCATGCTCATGTTCAATGTCTGAAAGTAAAGATTCGGATTTGTTCACATCAGACTTGGCCTTATTATAATCGCTTTCTATCTCTGCACGTTTTTTCGATATTGCCGTTTCCTGTTCACGAGCGTTACGGCCATCTTCAACGCAAGCATTATAGGATTTTTGATTTATCGTTATCTTATCCTCTACATCATGCTCTTTCTCTTGCTCATCAGACAACTTCATACGTGTTTCCTTCACATCAATATCATTTGCCAATGTAAATTCATGCTTGCATTTCGGGCATTGTATAACTCCAGCTAACTGCTTTTCAAGACGTGCAATCTTGTTGACAATGCTTGACCGCTGTTCGTTCAGTTCGTTATATTCCTTTTTCAATTTCAACGCTTTACTTGTAAGAGCATCAATCTTCTCTTTGATTTCCGATTCCTTGTCGGATATGGATTTCATATCTTTTTCGTAGGCAGATTTCAGCTTTTCAAGTAGCTTGGATGCTGACTTCAACTTTGATTCAGCCTCTTTCTTCTTCGCCTTGCAATCTTCCAGTTGTTCATTTGATTTTTTAAGTTTTGATTGCAGGCGATTATATTCAGAAGCGTAATCATAATCAAATTGAACGCCGCTTTCCTCACATAACTTTTTAATCGTTTCATAAGCAGACTGGGTATCTTTTTCTTTTTTCTCGATTTTCTGAAGTTTCTCATCCAATCCATCAAGCACATCAAGTCGGTCATTCGCCTTGTTAATCTGCTCGTTTGCTTCACGTATTTCAGCTCGTTTGCTTGCTATTGACTCATTCCATGAATCAATGCGTGCCTTTTTGTTTGCTGAACGGTTTGCTGATTCTTCAATGGTACGTTCTATTTCACTTGCTAATGCGGAAACACGACCATTACATTCAGACACCTTCTTTTCAGCTTCCAGTTGTGACTTCTGGATAGGTTCCATGTCCTCATGCAAGGCTTCGATAGATTCATCTACAATAACTCCATTGCTAAAGCGATTGATAATCTCTTTCTTTTCACGGTCAGAACTGGAAAGGAAAGAACGGTACTTACGTGCAGTCAAAATGTAATTTGAGAATACATCATCCTTGTTCACACCAAGCATATCAAGCACATACTTGTTGTAATCATTGACTGTAGCCTTTATTATTTTTTCTTCTCCGTAAACTGGGGAATCCGTAGTAATAACAATCTCTTGTCCTTTCTTGCGAGAAAACGTGCGCTCAACTTTCATCACCATTGGCTCATAGTCGTTTGCTATCCATGCTGTGACTGATGCAGTGTCATGGGCATCGTTGATTATCTCGTCCATGTTAACCTTACGCAAAGTTTCGCCAGTGACGGCAATTGCGATGGCTTCAATTAGCGCAGACTTACCAGAGCCATTAGAGTTCTGGGAGTCATCATCCATGTTGTTTCCGAATATGAGTGTGGTTTTACTTTGTGTCAGCTCATATTCAAATTCTTCAAAAGCACATATATTGGTTGCTTTAATCTTCTGTAAATACCACATAACTACTGAATTTTATTGAGATAGTTCAATCCAAGCTCTACATTCGATATGGCCCTATCATCACAGAAATTGATATATTCCTGTTTGATACCAGACTTATCGTATTTCTTCGATATGTCCTGTGCCTCTGTCAATTGGATTTGAGTTTGCTCCGTTACGAACTCCAATTTTGCCGCTCCGTTTTCAATACATTTCTGCTTGTCAACGGTCTGGGATTCCTTGGTTGTGCAGCTTATACGGACTTTCACCTTATATCGCCCTTCATTTTTGATTTCCTGAAGGCGATTAAAGAACTTTTCGTCCATATCAGCCAGTTCAACATCAATCACCATATAGCGTGTATTGGCGTTGTTCTTGACAAACTCGTATGAACCATCGTCATATAAAATCGTGTAGCCTTTTTCTTCGTCTTCTCCAAAGTTGTTCTGGCGTGAAGAACCTATGTACTCTATGTTCGTACCAGCTATTTTTTTACGATTGTGATAGTGGCCAACAAGTATAGTGTCGAATTTAGAAAACAGATGGGCTGGCAATTCGTCATCACTTGCAGTTGCCAATCCGCCTCTAATACCTTCGTGGATATATAGGATATTTTTCTTGTCGGCATCAAGCGTTTCTGAAAGCTCTTTGATGCGTTCTGTAAATGAACCGTTTTCAGGAAAATAGCTCATTACATATAGTACCACGTCATCACCAATATCCATAATCGTATAATCGTCAATAACGAATACACACGGATATTCACTAAATAAGTGGCTGTAACCATACGGAGATTCTTGATTCACCTTGTCGTGATTCCCCTCTGCAATGGTTAAATTAAATCCCTTATCGGTTGCTTCCTTAATAGCACCGCTTACAGCCAATAATACGTCAAGCGATTGAGCCGAGCGTGAGTGCCATAAGTCACCGCCAACTATAATGTCTTCAATGCCATACTTCTTGCATACCGACAATGCTTCCATCCAGTTGACCTTAAACTCTGCTATGTTGTCCTTACTGACATGAATGTCATTAATCAATAAGGCAATTGGATTTTTCTCTTTCATAACTCGTAGTGAAAAGGAGTATGCTCACGCCAATTTAATGACGTGAACATACCATGCCTTAATGATTAACGTCTGCGATTAGGTCTTGCTCCACGTCTTACTGAACGTGCAGCAGGTTCATTTGTGTCATCGTTGCGCTCTCTGCGTGAAGAACGAGGTCTCGGAGCTTCTTCCTCCTCTTCGTTGTTGTCACCTTCTTCACCAGAATCGTTGTCAGAGTCATCCTCTTCTTCCTCTTCTGGCTCTGGTTCTGGGTCTTTTCTGGATGATTTCTTAGGAGCTGGCTTTTCTTCCTCTTCTTCCTCCTCCTCATCATCATCGCTGCTATTGCTTCCAAGCATCTTCTCACATTCGTCAAGAAGGTCTTGATTGCTCTTGCTGCGCTTAATCTGGATGTCAAGGTCATTGTCTTCGATAAACTCCTTTATTGACGTGCGGAGTTCCTGGCCCTCTGCGGACTCATCGTCAAGACCAGCCTCATCCAGCTTGTCGAAACGCTCCCAAAGAGCGTCAAGGTCGTTCATGCTGGAATTGGCTTCCGAATTGTTGGAATTTTTATCATCCATAGAGAAATGAGAGGTATCCTCAGAAGGAAGCAGGGTCTTGATTTGCTCGATGCAGTTCTTGATTTCTTCGCTTGACATTACGTCAATGTCGTACTTCTTATCCAGTTGGGTAAGATATGCGATGGTTGCCTCCAGATGGAAACGAGTGTAGTTGTAGAGGATTTCAGGCAGACGGCGAGCATCCAAAAGAGTTTGGAGTGTCTGCTCATCCAACGGCTCCGCACCAGAAACGGTGTCAATGTTGAAGCTGTACGATGTCTTCTTGTTCTCTGTCTTGCGGATGATTTCAAGAGGATAACCGTTGTCGATAGAAGAAATAGGGCAGTTTACGAGTTTTTTCTTGTTGAGCTTTGCCCATAGATTCAACTTACGCTCTTCCAGTTCCTTGTACTGCGCAAATGAAAGCTGGAGGATTTGCAGACCGTCTTCCTTATGGTCGCAATCAATCACGTACATACAACGCTTGCTATCCCATTTCAGGCCACCTTCAAAGCTGTTGCTACGAAGTTTCTTGCACAGGTCTTCATCATCTGCATACATATCGCACGCAGTTGATACATAAAGGTCGATAAGGTCTTCTTTGAGTTGGGAGAAACGCTGTCTGGCATCGCAAACAGTTACATAGGTGATAGAAGGTTTGCCCTTGACCAGTTTCTTGTCGTTCTCGATTTTCAGCATGAGTGAACGTAGCGGATATTCATATCCCTTTCGTTCCATCGGCAACACTTTGCCGTCTTTGTCAATTACTGGTGCAAGCGGCAGGATACGGACTGCGTATGTGCCATCTTGTGAGAAGCGCAGATAATTTGCACGCTTTCTGCTTTCATCACTGCTTTTTTTCTTGGCCTCTTCAAATGTTTCCTGTGAGGCTGCGAAGATGTCTGATGCTGACATCATGTTTTCTTGTTCCGTCATGAAGAAAAATATGATTAAATTTTTCGTGAAAGATTCTTCCATGTCTCTGCATAAGCTCCTGCGTAAGCCTCTTGTGCTTCAGCCGCTTTGATACGGTCTCTTGAAAGCAGGTCAATATGCCATTCCGACATAGCGTGATGGATAATCTTCTCAATGACGAAATCCATCTCAGTTGTTGATTCATTTTTGAGGTCAAAGTATTCAAATTCTTCTTCCTCGCCTGGAATTTTACATCTATGAATCGGAGCGTAAATCTCCTCAAAATATCTGTATAGGGCTTCTGGTTCTGGGTGTCCTTCAAGTTCTTCTGATAAAGTCTTCAAAAGATACCCGAATAGAAACTTCAACTGAGGTAGTGAGCGATTCTTTTTCTTGTCAAATAGTAAATATCCATATTCACCGTCTGGCAATGAGTCCACTGAATCTAAAAGCTCGTCTGTGTCGGCATGGCCGTCATGGACTTCGACAATGCCCTTGTCTCTAATCATTTTACATAAGCGTCTTAATTATTATTGGTTCGTGATTGCAAAGATAAGGATAGTTTTTCATTCTGCCAAATTTTCAGTATAATAAATTTTGTATAGTATTGTTTTTAACATTTATAATGCTGATATTTAGGCGTATTTCGTATTTTATTATTGCAAAAGAACATAATAGTAAAATGTGTTTTTAACATTAAGCACAAACAACGGATTATAGGTCCAATTGTTTGTGCTTAAATTATCATTTCCAGAATGCACTGGTAATGTCTGTCATTATGTTGCCTTGTTCTATCTTGTAAAACCGTTGGTTGGTTGTTCGTTTATTCAACGGACCAAGTTCTTTAATATACGGCCCAATCTTAATGTAGTCAAAATCCGCTATCTTAAAGTTCGGCGGCAATTCCTGACGGCCACTATACCATGCCGTTTTCAATCCAATTTGTTTTACTTTGCTGGCAAGGTGGGAGATTTCATTTGGAGCAATGTCGCCTCCCATAAATGCCACGCAAGTAATTCCACGGTTGATATGAATAATGGCATTGAGGTTATCCCAGTTCAATGTCCTTCCTATATCGTCTGCCAGATATTCACTGTGACATCCATCACAATGACAGGGGCAATTTGATATATTGATTGCCAAAGTCACTTCGTCTGGAATCTCGGCGAATACAACTTTTGTATCTACATATTTAAGCATACCTGTATTCCTTGAAATATTTAATTTCTGCTTCTTTTCTGGCTAATTTAGCTTCTTCCAATGTTGCAAACCCACCTAATGCAATCTCTTTTTTGTTTACCATGATACGTGCAAAATAACGACCTTTTATTTTTCTGATACCTGTCGCAAGGCGATTTGCGTGTGTCATTTTGCTAAAGTCCTTGTTGCAGTTATTTTCTCTATTATTACATACTCTTAGATTCTCTATTCGATTATCCAATCCATTATGATTAATATGGTCAACTTGCATTTTGTTATTAACTCCCATAATATAACGATGCAATCTCAATGTCTTTCCATTATAATTGGTTGCTGCATATAACAAATCACGTCTATTTGATTTCTCAATATGCCATTGATGAGATTTGCATAGCTCCAAGTTATCGGAGTCTATTAAAATCTTTCCAGTTACAATTCCATTGATGGAATAGCATACTATATAGTAATATTCTACACCATCAATGGAAACTGTTTCATAAGTGTTCCGATGCCTGTTCATACACACGAGTTTTTTGCTCAATCTGACGGCCAGAAGACCAATTATTTATCTTTGTAAGATAACCGATGATACGGTCATAATAAGATATGTGTGTTGAACCACACTTAGGACATTTGTCAATAGGAACTTTTGTGATAAATCCGCAATCATCACATTCTGAATTTGGAACATTAAATGTTAGATACTGGCATCCATTTTCAGCCGCAAACTTTAGTATCTTCTCATACTGTTTCTCACTCAAATGCTCTGAAAGATTCAGGTGTGCTGCCGCCCCTCCATCCAAATAATCACCAATGTAATTGCTTCCGTGCATGACTATCTTATCCAGTATCGACACGTCTTGGTCATTAGGCTTGAAGATATAACTTGCATACAGATTGGTATCAGACGGAATCCAGTACCCATCCTCTTTATCCCAGTTATAATTCTTCACAGCCAAAGATTCCGCTGGAACTTGCTCTGTATTGTATGTAGTTTTCTTTGTCTTGTGAATACGGTTTTGCTCTTTTACAATTCCAAACACATACTGGCAGAACTCGGCATATTCTTTGTTGTTTGTACATTGGATGCCGAAATATTCAGCAGCTTGGTTTAACCCATTCAATCCGATTGTCAGATATTGCTTATTCAGATTGATGAACCCTGCTTTATATACTGGTAGCAATCCTGCATTGTACATATCCCATAGCAATCCATTGTATGCTTCGTGATACTTATAGACTCGATTAAGAATGTCTATCAAATACTTTTCAAAGTCATCACAGAAGTTTTTAACCTTAAATGGATTAATTCCAATTCGGACTCCTTTTTGCACAGATTTTCCATTAAGTTCTTTAGTGCAAGCCCAATCCTGAACGATTCTGCTAATGTTAAGAGTAATAACTGATTTTGAGCCAGTCTGTACACCCATATTACCATTTGTGTAGTTAAACTCTTTGGTTTGTAGAGTGTTTTTGAGCCGACAACACGAACTGAGCGAGTCAACAGTATCGGATATGTATGTGAAGAAACTATGCCCTCTTGCATATTCTTCAGCTACAAATTTTGCACTTTCTTCATCAACGAATTTACCGTTTTGATAAACGAGCGCAAAAGATTCAACAGGGAACGTCAACATACAACGCAAACGCTCTTGGTTAAACCACTGCATAAATTCCTTCTGAAGCCAGTTCAAAGAATCCCATTGTGGCTGTGTTCCATCTGGGAAATAGAAATCCCCAAACATTCCATCGAAGAACGGCTTATCGAAATAGCTGAAGTTCACGAATGCGCTTTGTAGCCCACGAGCTGCCGCTGGTTGATTGATGCTGTATATGACTTGCTGCCAGTATTGGTGAATTTGCCCTTTAATGGTCTTCGTTCTTTGGCAATGCTCTGTGCTTATGACGGTGTTAGTTTTTTGCCAGTAATTATCTCCCCATTCCTTTCTACAAAAATAGTCGAAATAGAGAAGGAACTCCGATGTGGCAACCGCCCCTGCAAACATGGCTGAAGTGGCAAAAATCAAGTTGATATACATACCACAAAAGCTATCAAGATTCTTTGGAGCCGCACTTAAACCACCAATACCCTTAATTCCTCCAGTCAAGAACGGATACATGGTTATAGAACAACAATACGGAGAAATGGCTCCAGCGAAACTGCTTTCATCATTTTTATATATAATGTGATGAGTCAAATCTCTTTCATAGTTCTTGCTGTCAAAGTCTGGATAAAGCTCTTTCAACTTATCCATAACCATAGCACGATTGATAAGGATGTTGTCTTGCTTGTGAATTTCAGAGTTTAATATTCCAATGTTTTTTCCTCCAACATTAGAATTGTCATCTATCGTAGCGTTTGCAGTATTTGAGCTTTTCTTGTAGTCCTGAATGAATTGCTGTTTTTTCGCAACCCAATCTCGAACATTACTTCTCTTAGCTCGATACAAAATAAATGATTTTGCAACTTTGTAATGGCCATGTTCCATTAAACTTTTCTCAACAATGTCCTGTATATCTTCTACAGAAATAGGAGTTTCTGAAATCACAGGTATGTTTTCGATGACAGTTTTAATGACATTAGCGTCATATACTTCGTTCTGGCTGTCAAACGCCTTTTTAATTGCTTCCTCAATTTTAGACAGGTCAAACTCAACGATTTGCCCATCACGCTTTACTACCATTCTTTCCATTAACTTAATCTTGCTTTACTGCATTCATAAGTCCGATTTGCTTGCAACTAAAATTGCTTGCATAGTCCTTCATTTCTGACTGAAACGCTTGCGTGTTATTGAAACCACAACAACGCATCTCACCACACAGACCTCCACGATACACACATTTGCGTACCATCATGGAAGCCAACGAAGGGTCAATTTTTGCTATTTCTTCTTTGATACGATTAAATACGATACGAGTCTCTGCGTGTGCTTGATTACACAACCTCAATTTCGCCATATCAATCAATGACTGTGCATTGACCAGCAGAGACAAGTTAACTGGGGTATAGCGGTCGGCATTATCTTTTAGCCATTCAAGCTCATCACATACATCATCCAAGGTCATTGTGCGTGTAGCGATTCTCTCATAGTTTCTGACCTCTTTCAGCTTGCTGATTACTTCATCAATCTTGCTTCTCATTCCAGGGTTTCCACCTTTACGGTCATCCCTACAAGTAAGCTGGAATGGAACACTCCCTACATGGTGCCTAAGAAGGTGTGTGCTTATGAACAAAGGAATGTGTTTCAGCGTAACCCAAAACATTTGTGTGCGCACAGGCGAATGTTCGGCTTTATACAGGTCTAAAAGCGAAGCATGGCTTTTCCCCATAAAAGTTGATTCACACGCCTCTCGCATCAATTCTTCATCGGTCAGTTTGCGTACTGACACGGTAAATTCATCCATACGATTATCGTTATAAATAAAACAAAGGGGAAGATGGTGTATTTCAATTTGGAAAGTGATTGCAAATATACTCAAAATTTCAGTCAGATAAAAATACAGCGTCAAAAATATTATTCTGACGCTGTATTTTTAACATTAGATTCTCATCTTTTTCTTTCGTACTCGCATCCTTTCCCTTATCATTTGGGAAGATGGGGGAGATGTCTTTCTCCATTGTCTGCACCCTTGTTTTCGGTATGTCATCAGTGTTTTTCTAAACCTAACGGACTTGAAATAGGGGTTCAATGAGGTGTACCCTATCTGCTCTATAAACTCTGGCAACGGCTCATATCCTCCAGCCTCAATGATAAAATCATATTCAAGAGGTGCGTTAAGCCTTAGTTCAAGAGCAATGTCGGTTTCACTAAACCTGACTCTTGGTGCGCTTCTTTTTTGTTGAGGCTTCTTGCTTTTGTGTTTCTTTTTTGTTTTCACCTTCTGTCTCCTCAACGGAATTAACGGAAGGTTCGGGTTCATGTACTTTTGATTGTTCATGTTCAATTTGTTTGTTTCTTCTTTCAAACGCAAGTCGCTCATTGTTTGCAAGCGACTTGGAATCTTTTACGTTACCTATAATTCTCATTGCTATACCATATAAGTGATTGAAAAATCTGTTGTGTTACCGCAACTTCCACTACAATATAACACTCTGCACTGGCGTGAATTGCCTTTAATTGATACCGTCCAGTTTCTACTGTTACTAAAAGAAAATGATTGATATACTGCGTGCGTAGGTGGGTCTATAGTGTTAGGTATGTTGAACAATATTCCACTATGAATTGTCTTTAATTGGCCTTGTATGCTTACGACATTTCCAATTTGACGAACATACAGACCGTTTTTGATGGTAATCCATCCAGAATCCTTTAATTTTGTTTGGAAATCTCCCACTGCCGCTGCTCCGATATTATCCCTTATCTTCTTTTTATTCTCTTCTGTAGTAGCCATATCAGCTAAACACTGTGATTTTACGGCGTATCCACTCAAATCAGATGTGCCAAGTGCGCCGATTTGAGAACGCAATACGGATTGTGTGTTTGTTGTGGTGATAAATTGAGATAGTCCAGACGCTTTCTTTGCGAATGTGTTATCCGCATCGGTCTTTGAATATACCTTATTAGTATCAGCCTTCAACGAGAGGGAAATATTTACTGACTCTTTTAACGCATATTTTTCTGACAGTAACACACCATTTTCTTTGATTGCAGGACCGATAGAAACATATCCTGTACCTGTTATTATTATGTCAGATATATTATTCTTAATGCTAAAAGTCTGATTGTTAGCATCCAAATATCCAATAGATGCCATAACATCTTTATTGGAATCTTTCCATATAACAGATTTCTGTAACGCCATATTTGTTTTCGGCACAGATGACAGCAATACGATACCTTCCAGCCCATCGGTCGCTATAGTCGTTACTCCAGAAATCAATACGGAACTATCGTTCCCCTTTATGCTTAGTATTGCTTTCCCTTTCCCATTACCAATATAAGTATTCCTGAAATAGGACGTTCCACCATTATAACCAAGCATATTAAGGTTAAGTTCACCATTATCCGTTGCTGTACTAACATTGTGAATATGCGTACCTGTAGTTCTAATGCTTCCTACAGTTGAAGCGTTTGTTCCATGAGAAGTGTTTGTATTAAATACAATCTCTGTGCCTATCGTCATCTTTAACGCTCCATTCATATAGAACTCAATGCCTGCACCGTCTTTCAAGACAACGCTATAATTATTTCCATTGGCAGTCTGTGATTTTATGGTCAGGTTATGACTGGAATTGTAGCCAATCCTGCAAGACGTGTTACCTGACCTGAGTTCCATATCTGACAGTGCAACAAGCAATCCGTTGATATTTACATCATTATTAAACTTTACTGTACCATTGACAGCCTGTGCGCCCTTTGCAGGATTAAGCAATAACGCATACTTACCTATAAAAGCATCTTTCATAAGCAATCCGCCATCCTGTGTTATATTCAAAGCCACAGGTATATTGCCTGTAACAGAATCCGCCACAGAAGGAATTGTTGGACCACAAGTACATCCATATACTGTACGGCCTACTTTATCTGAACCACTTGCATACGCAACCGATTCTTTTTGGTTTACTTCGTAAATATACTGTGGCCATTGAGAGATTCCTGAAGCTCCAGAAAAATACCGCAGTTTACCATTCAAATATACATAACCACTTCCGATTGACGTACCTGACACAGCACATCCACTGACAATGAAATTATCACATTCATCAAATAGTTCGCCGAATGCAAGCGATAATTCCTGAAGATTGATAATGTCATCGACATAAGTATAACGGCCACCAGTTTGTGCGCTAAATTCTTTCATTAAGAGTTTATTTTAATGACATACGTTTTACCAGATAGGCGATACTTGTCTATATAATGAGACAACATAGCCTTATAATTTTCAATAGAAATCAATTGGGTATTTATTGCTGGAGAGCTGACAACGAAACTGTGTGAACTACCATCTGTTTGTTCATTGGAGTGGTATAAGGCTACATTTTTTATTCCTTCTTCTTCCTTATAGAGCAACAAATCCTCAAACGCATCAACATCAGCGTTTTCCCATTGAATAGGCACGCCAAGACGCTCCCCATTTTTTATTATTATCTGACCTCCGTTCAGGAAATATTTGCTGAACTTACGGTTTAGGAACCATTCAAAATAAAATATTTGTGATGTCATGGTAGCTTCAATACGCTGCTCTTTTGCATATTCGGAAAAAGCGGCATTAAGAGTCTGCAACGGCTTCATCAATGCTTGCAGGTACAAAATCAACTTTCTTCCGCCTATATAATACGGAACAAGTTGATTTATGGTCTTGTCAAAATTAATCGTGTACCTCATTGTTTATCTTCCAATTTAAGTGTGATAGCCTCTCTCCATGTCTGAAGGTTCTCTTCCTTTCCAGAACGAGTGCTTTGCTTGATATATCCGCTGTTAGGAATGACGTACCTGCCGATTCGTTGCTCAACGCTGCCTTCAACTTCAATCAAATTATTGTCATCATCATACATCGCAATGAAGATGCCCTGTTGGTCCGTTCCAGTCCTGTCAACCTCCACATCAGTAACGTGCTCTGCGTTCTGGATGCAGTCGATGATTTTCTGGGCATACAGCATACCGTCAAAACTCATGTTTGCTATAAAATCATTCAATGAGTTTTCTATATTGGTGTACAATTCATCTTCACTGATTGCCCCATCGTGATATACAGTCACTCGTGGAATAAGCACATCTCCGTTACGGCTCACAACCATTGCGTGCTGGCCAGCGAACAATATCTTACCGAGATATGCTCTTATAGCTAACAATTCATCCTCTTCTATTCTTGCGTATGCCCCAGGTTCTCCAGTCGCAATCTTGTATATAGCCAATTTGTCATGGTATCCGTCTTCTACCACTTCTGAATACGAGACCTTTGATATAATGCGCTTGCTTTCATCTATCGTAGCATAAGAGAACGAAGCACCATCCTCGCTAACCACCAGGTCATCGCCAGATTGATACTTCAAAAGTGCATTTGCGAAATAAGCTGGAGTTCCATTGACACGGTTTTGCAGGTCTTTTGCAAGGTCAACCTTAAAGACATCCAGTATATTCTCAAACGCCCAAATACATGAAGAAGTAACCCAAGTAAAGGCATCCAGAATTGACATTTTGGAGTCATTTTGAAACTCTGTCAATTCCAAATATTTGTCACGGCATTGTTTGGCTACCGTATATATTTCAGTCAATGTCCTTGCCATTATGAAGCAGTATATGTTATGTCGTTAATAATAAACTTCCATTTTCCTGAAGCATTCCAACTTTCTTCATTTATAATCGTATTGATAGCGGCCATTCCTCTTTCCGAAGGTTCCGTATCAAGATAGACCGTGCAGTTCCTTCTCGTTCCGTAATTATTGACAATATATTCAAGATAATCATCCAATACGTCTTGCGAAGTAAACTGTACTTGAAGCAAATTCAACTCCTGAAGGCTCATATCTGCTATTGGTAAAAGGTCTGCAATTGTGCATCCCCTTAAATCAACTTTGTATGTTCCTTCACACAAGAATAGACCTTTCAGCGTGAATCCGTTTGAGTGACTTATATATTCGTCTATTGTTTGCGGACGCATCAACAATAAGTCTCCATACAAATATGTGGTATCACAATATGTAAGACTGAATGTGCCATAGACCTTGATTCTACGCTTTTCAACCACATTATCAAAGCAATGCTCTACTTTTTTATTTGTATGTGAAAGAGTGATTGTTTCCAGTTCTGAATTGTCTCCCCAGTCAACAATCATATCTCCTTCTCCCCCCAATGTCAATAATACCTTGACAACTTCAGAATTGACGAGCACACACATCACCAATGGCTGCTCTGGGGCCTTGATGTAAATATGCCTACTACCATTAGAAGGGGTTATGTTCTCATCATTGAATGTATCAACAATAGATGAGTTGATTATGAAATCCTCGTGATATTCAATTTCCATGCCTGTTTCAAGGTCTGTTGTCATGTTCAACCAGTCATTTGTTATCAACAAGTCGAACAGCCCCTCAATGCTGCCATACAAATGCAAAGCAACATCAAATATATTTTGGTTCGGTTTTACTATATATGTAGCCATCTTTATGTGTTTGAAGCATCTAAATCCATTTCCATTTGTTTGGTGTCATAGTTGTAAGTTGCATTTTTCACAACAACACCGTCTTCAGAGAACTCACGATTGATTATCTCTGCCAGATTTCCAGCATTGACATTGTGGGCATTTATCCATCGTGCGAGGCCAACACCAGTCAAAGGATAACGGTAACTGTTTGATGGAAAACAAGCCAACAGGCAATTTGCGTTCTGACGATTTGCATCAACTATATTAAAATCACTCTGAATGCTGGAATATATAGTTGCGATTTCGTCTTTGAGTGATATATAATACGTTCCTTCTGAAATGGTGTACAACAATGAAGCGTAGCAGTTTTCCTTATCACCTCCATACATTCCGACTTGTGCTAAAAACCATTCGGAACCATCCCTTCGATTCTGAATATACATGAAAGAGCCATCGTCAAATACACGGCGAACTCGTACCATAAACTCTTTGTATTTAGGAGTGTATGGTATATTGACAAATACGCCGTTCTCCCTGATTTTGGCTTCTGCCACTGATGCAGGAACATCTATCTCTCCATATATGTAACGAGACAATCCAGATGAGTTACTTACCCACCTAAATGTTCTCATTTTAATCTTGTTAATAGCTACAAGAGCTATATCATTTGTATTGATATGTAATTCTATGTCTTTACGCATTAACTCCAAAGTTTAGACTGTAATATATTGTCTTTGTACTCAAAATCTTGTGTATTTACTATGTACCATAAGCACGAACTCATTCCTGACAATCGAAATGCTTTAAGTCTAATTTTATTATACAATCCATGTAATGATACAAAACCAAACCCTTTGTTCAAATAATATATCGGTAATTCCTGCTCAATGCGTATTGTCGCTTGGCCATCATATCCCATAAATATTTCACATTCTACTCCATCGTATTCCAAAGAAGACGGCAACACTACTCCTTGTTGAATATAACTACACAAACAAAGGTTAGTTCCATCTTTATTAATAAAAGAAAGTACACCACCAGCTATTATTTTATAAGGAGAATATACACAACCTACAAATACTCCAGTGACACCAACAAATTCACCTGATATTTCTAAGTCTCCACTTTGATTCCATTTTATTTTACCATTTGCTAATGCACCAGACCCATCCTGATTCAAATACCAAGTATTACTCTGGTTTCTTATGTTAGCTGTGGAGATTGTACCAGCGGTAATGTTGTCTGCCGATATTTTACCAGCAAACACACCTTCGCTGTTAATGATAGTTCCACCAAGATTACTCCACCCAATCTTTACACTGGAAGCAAATGTCACATTTCCAGCCGAATCCCAACTAATATTTCCACCAGCTACGGCTCCTGACCCATTGTTCTCAAAACGCCATTTATACCCTCGCAACCCTGTCGGTCCAAGTGTAATGCTACCACTTGCTGTAAATCCAGAAGTTGCTTTCGTTCCTGTGTACAATACAGCGTCATCAAAATTCCACCCTGCAATAGAGTTTGTTCCATTGCTTTGTAGAATAAATATCTTTCCCCCAGATGAATTGTATGCTCCAAATACAGCATTATTTGATGAAACATTCAAATGTACGCCGCCTTTTGAAACAATAAAATCTTTTAATGACGATGAGGCCCTTGTATTGAAAGATGCTTCAGAATTTGCAGACAAATACAAGCCTGTGTTTGAACTTTCAGAAACCAGTGCCACATAATCTGTTGAAAAACGCTGAGAGTTGAGCTTCCATCCAACAATTTCTCCACCGTTATCATTGGCTGTAAACTTTATCATTTCGTTCATAAATGATATATCTCCATTACTGTCAATATACCATTTTATACCACGGATTCCGTTGCTTCCTATGGTTATTCCGCTGGTAGTGACTGCACCGAGCGTATTATTCTTTGTGCCTGACCATATAGAGTCTTTGTCGAAATTCCATCCTGCAATCATGTTCACAGACCCAGCAGAGAAAACATTTGAAGAACCGTTATATGCCACAAATCCAAAGTCTGAACTCTGTGAATAATACATTGCAACACCGCCATGAGACCTGACCCATGCAAAATGGTCTCCATCCCAGTTCCCATTATAGAGAGGAATGGATGAAATGTTGGCTATAGCAATATATTTCCCACTACTATTTATACCTATTTGAGTAGAGTATAGATTATTATCATTGATAGTCCATCCTCCAATTTGGCCATCTTTAGATTTTATCGTACCAGCAAATTCTGCATCTCCGTTAGCATAAAACTTAACATTCTCAAATGCAAAGAAAGCATCGCCGTTTTCCTTTATCTCCCAAATTGAATCACCTTCACTATTTACAGCCTTTATAGTACCATTGGCCAGTAGCCGTAACGCACCTTTTGCACTATATATTCCTTCTGTATTAATGGTCCATCCGCCAATATAACCGCCAGTATCGTCCAAATGAAAAATCTCACCGCCAGACTTATATCCATAGACTCCACAACTATTTCCGTTTTCACCAGCAGGGCCAATGTACACACCTGTAAGCTGTGGAACATTGAATATGGAGTTATAATTTTCACCATTAGTGATTTTCTTGCCAACAAATAATCTGGGGGTGATGATTGAATTGCCGCCTATCTGCGTCTTATTTCCTTCCCACTCCTGTATCCAGTCAAGCATAGTGCTTTCACGGACTACCGTATATGAGAATACAACATCAGCCACATATCCATCTTCTGTTGAAATCTGGATGGTTGCACTTCCTTCCAAAACATCAGTAGGAACGCTATCAAATCGAAAAACACATTCCTCAAACAAGGTGGACTCATCACCTCCAGATGGCATACTTACATTCGTGATGATTATGCTATCATTCGTTTTTGATATTACAGCAACCTTAAACCATTGTTTTTTGTCACCACGCTTTACGCTGATGGTAGTATATGCTTCATCTAACTTGGGATTGCTTCCGTCATAATCGGCATTGACAACACATGAAGTCTTTGTGAGCGATACAGTATAAGCATCGTTCACATTACTCAGTGTTATTTCGCCCTTTGCTATTACTCCCATTTTTAATCTGTCTTTATAAACGAATAGTCGCATGGCTGTTGTTACGTTTGCCATGCGACTACTTTTTAGACAGTTAAATCAAGTTGTTCTGGGTATGCGGATTTATAGTCAAAATTGCGTAAATCATCCAATGACTTCAATTTGACTATGTTTTTCACCGATGCCAATAACCGCTGAGTTGTTGAATAACAATGGGCTGCATATTTCTCAATCTCACTCAACAGTGCCAATCCTGTTTCGGCATTGGGCAACGATATGGGGTGTTCACTGTCAAGCCACAAATCTGGGATTGGCGTGTCTCCCCAGTCGGATTGTAGCATATTTACCAAGCCTACCCTCGTGTTCTTGTCAAGCCAGGCGTTAACTCCGTTCAGCTTGAAATTGTTGACATAAGGACTGGTGTCGTAAGCCTCTATTTGCGCAATCCTGATGGCTTTCCACGCTTCAATATCATCATCCGCTTTGAACGCCTGAATGATTGCTTTGATTTCGTCTTCGTTTACCAATACGATAAACTCTTTAGGCATATTGGCAACCAGACAAGATATAGATAACTCTGACAGCACGAACCTCATGCTGTAACAGTCATACTTATATTGGATGCCTTCTGAATCCAATAAGTCACCTGCAATCTCTTTAACATCCAGATTGACAAATATATAACGCTTGCCTCGCAAAGTAGAGCCAATCGTTATTGTTTTTGGCTTTTCTTCAAAATAATATCGTACCATATAGTCTGCTCTTTAATTAAAAATAGGCTTGTATTTCTTTTTGAGTTTGATTTTGGTCCAGTTTCTATTGTGTGAAAAGTATTTCTGGTGGTTATGGCAGAAATCCCAGAGTATCTTGGTTCTTCTCAAATATGTCTCACATCCTTTGCAAAATCCAAGATATGAATTAACCGTGGCCCTGATATGTTCCAGCTCCATTATAGTTACCTCTCGCTCTGACCGTTGCAAATACAGATTGAAGCCGTGTATCTTCTCTTGGAAACGAGCCAATGTACGGTTGCTGAGATATATCCTGCCGTTCTTTATGTATTTGCCGACAAACGCAACTCCATGTGATGCTTGCTGGATGTACCGCTTGTTCTTGTGCAATAACAACCCCATATCTCCAAGTTTGTCTGCAATCATATCTATCAGTTTGAGCAATTTCTCCTTGTCGCTGCAAACAACCACAAAGTCATCAACGAACCTGTTATACGACCATTTTACATCCATTTCTCTCAGCCTGTTCTGAACCCAAGCATCAAACTCGGTCATAAAGAAATTGGCGAATAACTGGGTTGTGAGATTTCCAATAGGAGAACCACGCCCTTCCTCACATCTGAACAGGGATTTGTTGGCAGTCAGATTCACCCAGTCTTTCGGATTTGAATTAAACACGCAATCTTTTTCTGGATGGTGCATGACGATAATTTCAACAAGCCATAACAGGAGTTTCTTATAATCACCATGATAACGATGTTTGATGAACGACAACAGTTTGTCACACATCCTTCGCTTTATGATGGTCATAAAGAAACCGACCAAATCACCTTTGAAAATCCATCCTTCGTTCTGATAATTATTCGTAACAGATTTGATTCCATCGGCAACTGCTTTTACAGCCGTCTTTGTTCCAAAACCCTTCCTGCAATTATGGGTCACATTGCCCTGATGTATATTCCGCAACTCAAACACCGGTTCCAACCGAATACATACCCAATGATGTATAATACGGTCTCGGAAAGCAGCGGCAAACACTTCTCTCCACTTAGGATATTTAACAAGAAAACAAGTTGATGTGCTGGGATAATATGTACGAGAAATAAGTTCGTCGGTCAACACATCAAGGTCTTCATCAGCAGAAGGGATATATTCTTGCGCTTGTTTACTGGAAGATTTGCCTTTACAGCAATCTTCATAAGCCTCTTGAACAGTCTTCCTCAGCTTAATCCACGCATCTGTTTCATGTGCTACAGAGGGCCGCACAGTGTTACTGTTGTACTTGTTGTTGTTCCAAGTGTTGCCACTGTTGAAGTTGACGTTCCACGAGTTGTTGGAACTGTTCTCGGTGGATGACCAGTGGTTGCCCAATGTTGGTTTCTGCGGCATTGCATCTTTGTAACTCCCGATGATTCCCATATTGAACCAAGGAGTATGCCGCCCGTATGAAAACAGCAGCTCAGACTCTCCGACAATGCTTGCGTTACCGTTCATCATTGCCGCCCTCGTCTTTTAGTGAGCCACGCCATGCTACTAATTGGCGTAATATCGAATCAATAGACGATAATAATTGCGTAGCTTTAGCTTTGCCAATCAAATTCAAAGACCTCGATGTGTTGACACAGACACGAACTGTAGTCATTAAAGAAATAGACTCACAAAGAGAATTATGTTTGACGAATATGTTATTTTGTTCATACGCCGCAGAAGACCACCGTATAGCTTCCATTAAATAATGCAACATTTCATCGCTTATCTTAACAGTTTTCTTTGGCATAAGCTGTATTATTTGCATCATCAACGTCATTGATTGATGGTATGTTCTATATATTGGAGTATTAACAAATGTTTTAGGATTGTCTTTAATGACCCTTTTACGTTCTTTTCCTTTTTCAATTTCTTTCTTTGTTAAAACCACCTTTTCTTGTGTAGAAGCCTCCAATAAATTTCTTAATTCATCATAAGAAGTATGGGCTTTTTCATATCTCTGACTTGGTGTCAATTCATCGTTCTCTTTCATATTTAACATTATTTTGCATTATAGGCGAACTGCCCAAAGGCAGTTCGCCAGTGAAGATTAAAGCATAAAACTATACGCTACAGAGGGCCGCACAGCGGCACTGCCGCACTTGTAGTAGCCCCAAGTGTTGCCACTGGTGAAGCTGACGCTCCACGAGTTGTAGGAACTGCTCACGGTGGATGACCAGTGGCCGCCCAATGAATGATTCGTGAATGGTGCTGAGGCTCCAGCAACCATTGCACGCCACAAAATCAATGAATACAACGGCCTGTCACATTCAACTAATGACTGGAAGTATTGGTTGATTGCAGTCAACTCTGCTGATGTATATTCTCCACTTTCAATGTGTTCAAGACTTACATTGTTCTTAATCTGATTGCTGTCAGGAGAATTATAAGCATCCCTGATAATATCATCAATTACAGTAGTTGACGGACTTGTATTGTATCCATCGTTGTAATCGTTGGTCCATCCTCCAGTTCTTGATTTAGCAAAAAACATAAACTGCCTCATCAATTCGCCCTGAGACGGCAAGAACCACTTTCCTTTGATATATTGCTCATCAAGAGTTTCGCCTTCTTTTACTTTAGGCTCATACAAATAACATGAATATGCCGCTGGATAAGCAAACTGACGGAATATTGTCAAGTCTCCATTTGCCTTCTCCAAGATTTCCATCATGTCTCCAAGCTCTTCCAGTGTAGTAGGCAAATTGGTTATCGAGCGCAATGTACCCTCTTCTGTTTCTGGGTCGGTCTCTGTGTAAGAAGTTAACACATCATCATTATCAGCACTTTGTAGATAGTTATTGAATATCTGCTCCATGTGTCTAACAACTGCGCGTGTCTTTGTCGCACCATTAAAATCACCAGGCGCACTTGCATTAGAAAACTCCTTGAAACCATCTTCATTATTGTAATCCAATACATTCTCAGGATAGATATATGTTCCACTCGGCCATTCAGTATTACTACCAATGTTTGCCATAGACGTGTCAAACACACTGCTCATATTAGCAATCTCGGCCATCTTTGTTCCGAAATCAGTAGTGAATCCATTTGTACTGGTCATTCCGTCATTGCCTTCGGCATTTTCAGGATACAATCCCCAGGCATTGTTGGATGTATTGATGACACCATTTTTGCTCTTAATAGTTGCATTTTCCTTACAATCAACAAGAACACGATAGCCAACCAATGACTTTTCCTGTTTTACGCTTTCAGATGGTTTATTGAACCCAGAATATGTAATAGGTGAAGCATCTCCTTCACCCTGATACATCGGGTCAAGTTTGAACACCATACCGACCAACGTCTTGTCTTTCTGATACTGGTCATCAAAAGTACCGTCTGCATACGCAAAGTCTCCAACTTTCGGATGCCGCAAATAAAACGCAACTTGCATATCGGCTGTCAGTTCCTTTGTTGTTCCGCCAGAAATAACTTTCACAATGGCACGTAATGTATAACGAGTTCCAGCAGCTTCCGTTGTTACGTTTGTGACATTCAACAATCCCTTGACAGCATCCTGCCAATTACAATACTGGAACGGTGTCATTTCATCTCCGCTTTCATCGACAAAGCAGAATTTTACATCTTCGTGCGCATTACCATCATCATCAACAGTAATGGCAACATTATTGGCCGTAACTGGTGTTACGGCAACAGAGAATTGTTCCGTTCCAGTCTTACTGATGTACGATTTTCCGACAATAGAAATCTGGCTTATCTGTATCTTGTCATACGTCAAAGCAAGTATGTTTGATGTGGAATCTATGTTTCCATATTTGTCAACGAGCGTGCGCTTATTGTCGTATGTCAACCTCATTGCGGACTGGTCGAGCGTTGCTTTTCCTGTCAACGAATATTTTTCGCTGGTGATTCCGTATGAATATGGAGCAACGCTCGCAATCCACATTAGAGTAGATACAGGAAGGGCGTTCCAGTTCACGTTGAGCAATGATAATGAATACAAGGCTTTTGCATTGTTACGCAACAGTCCTGCTATTGCCAATGTGTCAACTCCTGGTGCTTTCGCATTGTTAATTAATACATTGTTCAATGTGCTTACATCGTCAATAGAAAAATCTTTTAACGAAGGCATATTATCCAACTCTAAACGTGTCATTCCAGAAGGAAGGAACAGCGAAGCCAGTGAAGCGGTATGAGGTACTTCGACACCTGTAATACCAGTACACCCAGACAAATCAAGTTTCACCAAGCTCATCATGGATGTAAAGTCAAACGCTGGATTGGAGTTGGAAAAATCAATGTTCTTCCAGTCAATCACCTCCAGATTTAGGTTGCTTGCCATAACGATTGATGACGGAACAAAGTTCGCACTCAATCTTGGCATAACCAGATTCCTTAACCTCTTTCCTGATATACGGAGATTTCCCTTGATAGCATTCGCTCCAAGATTGTCAATGCTGGAACAGAACGACATACCATGAATAGCCACAGTCGTTTCACCACTCATCTGTGTAGATATGGTATATGTATGTCCTGCCTTCAAACGCCAAGGTTTAGTGTGCCGTACACCATTCTCATCAGTACCGTAATCCAACGCCTGACCAAATGCGGCCACAGGGAATATGTCCTGATAGGCGGTCCATTTGATGTTATACGTTGAGCTGCCAGTAGAAGTGAACGTGATGCTGTCAGTTCCGTTCAAACTGAAGTCTCCATAGTTTGCGTAGCTTTCTATGAGTGCAAGACGCTTAATCATATATGCACGTTCTGCATGAAGCTGGTTTCCAAGAGACTGTGTAATAGGCATTTCCTTATAACCGTAAGATACGCCTGGCTCTGACGGATGAATACCGTCATAATAAAGCTGGGCCGTTTCGTAAAGCAACCTTCCAGCTTCATTGTATGCTACGGCTGGGAAATATTCCTGCACATAATAGAAGTAGTTTTGGAAGAAATTGTCTATCGAACCACTAATTGTAGTCATGGCTGCAAATATGCGGTTCATCATCGTTCTCATGTCATCTTCGTATGCCATCTCTATCAAGCGGAACAACGCATTGTTTCGCCCATTCCAATACCATGCACCATATTCATCCTTGTCATCTTCAAGAATCCAATATTTCTTGGATTGCTGACCCTTGTTGTCGGTTTTGAATATGGTATCCATATCATCGCCGTCAAAACGAATCTTATGGTCGATATTTCCTTCAATCCAATAATAGGTGTTCTTGGCACGGTTATCAGTACCAGCAACAAGTTTAATGAAACATTGATGAAACAAGGCATCGGACACATCAAACCAAGTCGGAAATTGTGATTTGAACAGAGCCACACGCTTTTCTATCAGAAAATCATTCTTCTGTTCAGCAGACATTCCGAGAAGGTCGGAATCAGTGATACTAAGTTGTGTACGCAAATTCAATACAACCGTATTTATCACATTGAATCCTCTTTCATCCTTTGCACTGGTAGTTTGCAGCCCTGCGTTAATCCATACGTCATTGATATAATCCATACGATACACATTTAGATATTCTCCGCTGGATGTGTCGGAGTTCCAATAATGCACGTTGGCTTCAAGTTCCAGTTCTTCTGTATTATTCGGGTCAGCTTGTCTTGCCTTATCTCTAAGATAGGCTTGATTCAAGGCATTAAGACCTCCAGCAAACGGACGCAAATTTGGATTACACAGATAGACCATGTTGAACCCAGGAATGAGATAATTATTGATAGAGTTTACTGCCCCTCCTGTCGGATGGTCTTTCAATGGGTCATCATCTTCCGCATCCTCATTCAACAATCCAAGGTCAAAGTCAAAATTCGGCGCACCGTTATAACAGAATGATTCCTCATCTGGAACATATAACATTTCTGAAGGTATCCACGGAGTTTCAAAGTTAGCTCCAGTGACATTGTTATCTGCACCTTCAACCATGATATAGTCAGGCGTATATGAATCGCTTTCTTCATCATCGTCATAACCAAATGTCGGTTTGTCACCTTTTGCTGCACCCCAAGTTTGGAAGCCACAAAACGTAGGAGTTGAATGTTCAGCATCGGTAAAAAAGCACAAGAACGGCTTTTCTAATACCGCACGTCTTGACGGTGTATCTGGGTGCGTTTGGTCGTATGAAAAACCTCCAGTTGGCAATGCGCATATACGATGCAAATCATGGAACGCCGCAGTAGCTCCAATCTTATGACTTTGCATAGACGAAGCATAATTTGACTTCCCAACCCATTTCTTTGATTTCGGCTGTGAGTCATCCAATTGATAATAGTTGGTCTTGTTGTAATAAGGAAGGCTTGTTTCTGGGTCTATTCCTGTAGATGTGAATGTTCCTTTTACAATTCCTTTGCTTGTATCTTCCTTACATAGCTTGGATGATATGTTTGGCCAATAATATTTTTTTGCAGTAGAACCTTGACGTTTGATTTCAACACTACTGAAAATACCAGAGTGCTTCTCATCTCCTATTATATTGACCTCCATAACCACATTGTTAATAGAACCTGGGTCATTGTTAAATGTGGGATATTTTGCATTAGAAGGAAGACGATAGAGAATCGTATTGTAAATGGCCTTAGCCTTATCATAGTCAATAACGCTTCCAGACATAATCTCATCATTTGCAGCAACGAAGGCTCTCTTGTCTGTTATATTTGACATAGAAGCCTTATAGTCCTGTTGAATATCAGAAGAACTTAACGACTGGTCGAGCATTATTCTCATGCCAAAGATGTCAAGGTCACACCCAGTAGAACCGAGAACCAAATGTCCGTTGCTTCCGCTGGCTCCACAGAAAGGAGATGTCTGCGTATTCTGATAGGTGTACTCACGCTGCATGATTCCATCCACGAATATGCGCATATAGTTCAACCCCTCATTGCGCAAGTTGTTGACAATATTGACTGCTATGTGCATACGTCGGCCTTCTTCCAGATAATAGTCTGCCATATCTGGAGTTGAAATAGGTCCTTGTCCTACACCTAACACGAGGATACGTTCTGGTAATATCTGTAATCCGACAAACGAATCTCCGTTTTCAGAATAACAAGCGATTGCTGGTGCCGACTCATCAACTATTCGGTCAATCTGAATGTCAAACTCCATTGTGAGCGAATAGTCAACTCCAGAAACACGCAGTCCTGTTGTGGTTATGATAGGCTCAAACGGCAAATCAATCACACTGCCACGCAAAAGCCTCAACCTATCAATATTATTTTCCCTGATATATCCCTCAACAGTGGGATTCATAATGTTTGTCTTGTTGTCGCTTGTCTGGTCAACAAGTTTAAGAGTATCAGGGTCAAACACAAATGAATTTCCACGTTTGTCTGTGCCATGAAAAATCTTGCTGTTGGGTATCAACTCCAAGTCTGCCGTTCCACGAGCCGAGAAGTCAATATTGTTTGAAAGAGTTACCTTTCCGCTATAATACTGTACATCTCCGCCCTTAATCAATACCTGCACATCAAAGTCACCAAGCTCATGTTCACAATTCAAAACAGTGTTCATGCTGTATGTGGTCTCATTCTCACAGATTGCAGTTTCTTCATAATACACCACATCGCCGTCCATTCCGTCAACCACAGACAAACTCAGTTCTGTGCTTTCTCCAGACGGATTATAAACCGCATAATTCAGCAAAGTCACGCTGTCATAATTGTCGGCATTGGTAATAGCATCCGATACGGCAACAAGAATAGTGTTATTGCCATCTTCTTTGTACATGATACCGAATGTCTGTTCACTAACTTTTGTTCCGTTGATGTCGGATGCAAATGTGAGCCAGGCATGAATGCGGTATGTACCGTGAGTGAATTTATACTGTTCTTTGGTTATTCCAATATTCTGTACAGTCTCACTGCCGCCTTGGTTTGCACTGAAAGCTCTCGGCTCTGGTGTTGCCAGCACTTCACTTCCGTCAGAATTTAGCACCTCCAAGTGCAAAAGTCGGTCAACAGACCCTTTCACATAGAAAGGAAGTGATACAGTGTCTCCCTCAAACGGATGTCCGAGTTCTCCTGCATATTCCAGACCCATAGATTCAGACATTGTTACATTTACTGAAACGGCACTGGAAGAAGTCTGTTTTTCAGGCTCAATCACAGTAATTCGGTAGTTCCATTCACCATCCTGTAAATAGGGACCAAGGTCGAAGTCTTTATAAGTTTCACTATCCTCTGGAACGGCATCAATATAGCGTGTCTCTCCATCAGACGGAGTGATGGTAGCAAAATTACCACTGACACCAGCTTTTCTACCAGTGACTACAATCGTTCCGCTGATACCAGCCATATCCTCGGTTGTGGTGCTTCCTGCTACGGTAGTTGCCTTTTTGCAAGTAAACCGTATCGGGATGATAAGCTGCTTCGTATTTGTAAACTTAGGCTCTGATGCTCCTTGTGCGGTCAAAGTAACGACATAAGCCGTACCCTCTCCATGTCGGCTGGCAACATTGAAAGTCTGCTTGCCAAGTACAAGAGATTCATCGCTTTTGTCTAAAAGCCAAGTGGTCTTGTCTTCCTCGTTCCTGAACGTATATACAGTTAAAAAAGCATCCTCGCTATCGTCAAAAAACAGCGCACCAACCTTTGACTTAAACTGTGCCTTTATAAAATTCTCTACAGCTTCTCCGCTATATGCTTCAGTTCCATTATCCCATGCCGTATCAATGGACGGAATAGGAGTATTGATAATCTGTCTTTTAGCCATTTTATTTGAAATTTTGTTAGTTATTATTCTTCCATCCGTCTGTACTGCTCCATGCTTTCTCCCTTATCCAGAATCCACTACCAAAACAACTGTTTATGGCTTCCCAGATAAGTACAGTGCCTTTATAAACAGCAGAAATCACTTTTGTACCATAGTATCTGGCAGTAAGTTCAATTCCGTTGCGAACTATCATTCTTCATATATGTTATATTCAACATCGTCCTGTATATTCCCAGATGAAACCAGTTCATCGTATTCTTCTTGCGATACATATACTGATTTGTTTGCATGGTTTATCAATTCATTTACTTTCGCAGTAAGTGCGTTAAATTCTTCGGCTGTTAATTTTCCTGCCGCATTAACACCTTGATTCTGCGTCTTTTCTCCTATGTTTAATTTTTCAATCATAATCTTAGAATATTATTGGGAATGAATAATCGAAACTATCTGCTGTAGCCAATTCACAGACATATATCTCACTTCCGTCCAATTCATAATCAAGTGTAAGGGTGTCGTTAACACCATTCGAGCATTCAAGTTCTTCCATTGTAGCTGCGTCATACCGCTTCCATATAAACTTGAAATTATCAATGGCATAATCCCTATCTACCAATTTTCCTTGGTAATATACTTGTGCTGTAAGGGTCGTTTCACAAGTTCCATTTTGGAATGATATTCCCTTACTTGATGTCACAATTACAGTATATCCTTGAACATATTGCTTTTTAACAGTAAATGTATCGGTATATGTTCGTGAATCATTTAATGCTATAACACATCTGAATGTAACAGAGCTTTCATTGTTCCACCACGGAGAATCTGGAGTTACAGTTAAAGTTGGCCCATTCCCATCTTCAATAGCAATCCATTCACCTCCAAACTTATAATACCATTGACGCTGGCTGGAAGTTGATGAAAAACCTACTTCTTCCAAAGAAAGCGTAATGGAAGTTGGGCTATATGTCTTACCTTCAGTAGTTTCTTGACCGATAATCACAAAAGTGTCTTCACCGATAATCCGCATATATCGGTTCGCCATATTGTCCTGTGCTGAACTACCAAGATTTTCCCAATTTAGGGTTACGTCCTTCCCAAATGTAACTTTTCCGTCCTCATCCCACTTGATGTTCTTGTTTGCCAAGTGACCACTTCCGTCTTGTTTAAGCTCAATGGATTTGCTGCGTGTACCTATGCTTCCTTGTCCGTCATAGTTAAGCTGAAGTAAAGGGTTCTGCATAGTGCCACCAATACCACCACGTGCAAACCAAGCACCATATTCATCTGTGTAATTTAAGGTTGTGTCAGTCGGCTGGTATTGGGTGACATACTCTCCAGATTCTAATTGAGGAGCCGTGAAATAAAACACGGATTCATCAGGATTGGTTTCTGAAGATGATACTTGGTCAAACACAGACTTTGAGAACGTTGGTATGACTTTAATCAGCAAATCTTCTCCTTCATTCTCAGGGTTTATTAAATCAAAGTACACATGAACCCTTCTCCATTCATGGGTTTGGTCTGCGGCAATAGTGATTGTGCCAACAGTCTTTCCGTTTTGCTGTATTCCAAGTTGACATGGACGTTTTGCATAGGCCCAAAACGAATAACAATATCTTTGACAATTGTGTGCGATAAGCCATTCATTACTTTGTGCCACCATCTCTATTTCAGTTCCAGACCGATACACTATTCCAAGTCCTGTAGGGTTTATCAATGTATCGTCAATATGAATGTCTGAAGTAAACGACACATCTAATGAGCTGACAAAGCAGTTCCGATGTATTTTACCTGCATAGAATGTGGCACCAAACCCATTTTCATCACCAGCCGTAAGCGTTCCAGAAATATGAGCCGCATGAGCCGCATATAACTTTTGCAGGTACGCACCATATCCCTCAAGCTGTCCGAACACAGGGTCAACAACTCCATCAAGTTTGCCGACACGCATATTGCTGGAGTCTCCGAAGTTTGCTACACTGGAAAGCAGTATAATGTTGAAATCAGCAATTTGTAACTCATCGCCAACAGACAGATTATCCATTGACAGCTTAAACGACCTTAAATGCCTTCCAGAATAATCCACGGTTATGACATGGAATTTGTATTTCCATTCATCCGTAATCGCTTCAGTCCACTCTCCATCAATCCGTAAATCATCAATGTATCCAAGCGTTGCCTTAGCTTCCATTTGCTTACTTGCCCGAATCTTATATGATACCAATACACGGTTCGGATTCTGTACAAATTGATAGAAATCTTGCTGAAGACCCTCAAACCCTTCTGTCTTTTCTGACATTCGAGTTACAGTTAATATTCGACTATTATCCTGTGAAGATGGTTCATATTGAATGTTCAGATTTGCTATACCCTTGACGATGTATTGTGAACTGGAATCCTCAAATCCTTCAACGGCTATGTTTTCTGGCCAAGACAAGCTGGCTTTACGACCGATTCCATCAATCACATCCATAAACGGTGCCTTATCGTCTGAAGCAGTAAGATATAATGCACCAGACCTATCTACATTAAATAGGTTTGTGATTCTGGCAAAATCCAATATCTCATTTTGTTGTGGTGCATCTCCTTCAAGCAATGCTCCGATGAAATACGGCTTTTCTTCATACAGCCCAGTTTCAGAGTTTCTTGAACGCTCACGCCCATACTCCAATACACACATAAGAGAGTATATGACATTGGTTCCATCAAAATATTGTCTGCGAACTATATCACCAGTCTGCAATCCTTGCGTCTTTTTTGAATCTGCATGGAGCAGGATTTTATATCTCTTATAACTATAAATCGCCATTATATCAATTCTATAACTTCGTCTCCTGAGCAAGAATCACTTACCCAAAGAGAACCATTAGTAACCGATATTTTCTGAACTTCAAGCTCATATACTCTCATTTTCTTACGGATAGTCAAAGAATCAAATGTGGCCGATATTCCACCGACCATCTCGTCTTCCATGACTGCCCATCCATAACCAGCAAAACCACTGGCGAATCTTGGCGAACTCAGATTTCCGTCAAAATATGCGTTGCCTGACCATCTTATGCCATCAGTCACGCCCTCCAGAAACTTGCCGTCATCAAAGAATAGTGTATTCTCTATTAAACGAGTTTTATACTGTTCACTTTTTATTGAAAAACTGGTAGATTCAATAGGTTTGTCAAATGCAAAGAACTCCGCTTCTGTATTGAAATGAATTGTTGAAGACCATTGCTTTGTCTGGTCTTTGAATAATGAGGTTGTTTCTTGTATTCCAATATTAATGGGTATGAAATCGGTCTGCTGTAAGTCGCTAACTATATGCAAGTACGGCATTGATAGCAATACGTTATTACCTGAACCTGCTAAAATCGGTCCTGACACATCACCCAATCTTATATTTCGCAATAAAACAACTCCACAATCCTCCGACCCAGCATAATAAGTCCGTATTACTGTTGGTCCTGCATTTGCACAACCAGCACTGAATGAATTGGGGAAATTGCCATCTCCATATTGGGATATGATACGATATGCGCTGTTATAATTCCATATTTCGCTCTGTAATGCTATGTGGTCGGTCGCAGTTTCGCCGTCACTGTCTCCAAGGTTCATAATCATGCCAGGAGCGGAAAAAGACACAACCTGTTTGTCATCGTTCCTGACCTTGACAATATACTTGTCTCCAAACTTGATTCCTTTTCCATTGATAAGGGCAAGGTCTGTGTAAAAAAGAAGCCTTGTGTTCTGGGTAGTTTCATCCGTTTCCGTAAACAATAACTTTTGTTCTCCATACGAAAACTCCAATGCACCCTTGGTGATAAAACGCTTTGTTATCTCGGCATCACCATAAGCATATAATGTACCATGCACATAAGCGTTTTTCATAGTCCAGTCAACATCTTTCTTATTGCTGTTTCCACTATGATAAAACTCATGCTCACCCCACTTTATGCCATTCTCATCAATCACAACATTGCCCACCACAATAGAACCATCTACAGACACTTTCGCTTTGATGGCTACATCCTGACTGTCGATATGCAATGCCGTTCCATCGTGATAAATAACCTTGTTTTCACCCCATTCAATACCATGTTCTGAAAGCTGTAATGCTCCTTGCACTACGACATTATCAGATACAGACAAGTTTCCTGTTATATTCGCCCACGCTTTATCATCAGAATCGACCGTTGTTTCAAAAATCAGATTTCCGCCATATCCAGCCTGAAGCCCATACAATGCACCAAGGCTTCCCATCATCGTATCTCCATTACGAGACAAGAAACCAACGCCAGCATCTCCACCACCAGTTGACGGCCCGATAACGGACATTATGGAATTGGCGAACAGATATGCCGAGTTTTTCATTAATATCTCGGAATATTCTGATAATTTGGTATTTATCGCACCAACATCTATCTGTCCTTCACTATCAAGAGGAGGGTTTTCTGGAGATATAGGGGCATCTACGGTATTGGCAACACGCATACCCTCATACAACCTGCTATAAAGGTCATATATACCAGAACTTTTATCAAGCTGGCTCTCATCAAAATTTAATTTTGCCTCTGCCATTATTTCTGTATTTGAACTTTCTTAGTCAAGAAACCACTATGAGAAGATTTGAACGCTTCAATTTTTGCCTTCAATGAAATAAAGCTGGCAATGTTAGCTGGAGGTTGAGGCCCCATCATTGTGGCCGTCATAATCTGACTAATATATCCAAGCAAATCACTTAATATGGTTGCCAACTCAACACCAAGTACGGCATCATCTGTACTACTATCACTACCGACATATACAGTACCGTTTTCAACCTTAACCTTTGACGAACCCATTTCAAGCGTAGCCTCATCATCGATAAGATTCAAAGAAGCCTTGTCATGCACCAGATTGATTCCATCCTGAGTCATTGTGGAGGAACTTTTATCATCGCCAACGACTTGTTTAATCTGCGTGCTGTCTATTGTCTGTTGAACCTTGTTGGCATCATCTTCTCCCTGAACATTTGTGACGATTGCATCCTTGGTGTATGTGGTGTTGGTCATCACACCAGTTTCTTCCAGTTCATGCACATCTGGGCCTTCTTCGTCGCTTTCATCAAATTCCTCTCGCTCTTTTACGCCAATAGAAATCGTATCATGTGAATCAAGCTGTATAACATCTACATGGGAGAACATCGACACATATTCCGTTCCAGTTTCAGGGTCTTGCGTCACAATCACCTCCGAATACAGCTTAGGAATAATCAGCAGACCTTTTGAGTTATCTTGAATGGCACTCAACAAAACACCTTCGTGATAGCCCATATTCATTTCTTCCGATTCATCCATAGCAAGACTGACATATTCCTGCACATCAATGGTGCCAGCCAAATCTCCATCCGTATGTATCTTTGCCACATATCCAGATACCTTCCCAGTGCCTTTTACAGCACCAGTATTGCTGTTGACCATTCCTCGCCACGCAATTTTCTGTATGGCTTCCTTAATGGTCTGGTTGGATGATAAATCCGTATGTTTATTCTTCATTGCTGTTTTCCTGTTTGTCTCTCTTGATACAATATGGCATCGTAATTGTCTGTCGATAGCCACCTGTTCCAAAAGTCGTATGAACTTCATTTACAAGATATACTCCATTCTTTCCTGGGTATCGTGTATCAACTAATTGTATCTTTGTAGCTGTGTGTAAGTGCAAATCACCAAACAATGTCAAAGAGCCTTCAATACCATTCATGTTGTAAGACTCAAAGTATTTTATGGCTTCCTCTTTCAATTCTTCCTTTGTACATGGTATCTTTCTGGAGTGATATGGAATCTTAGTGTACAATTTCATATCAATCTTGTCCTTACGTGAGTTTTTAAGAACCCTTGCACCACGCTTCATTGCTTTCTTTTTCAATTCGCTATCATTAACAATACGATAAGGCTCTCCTGAAGAAGAATCATTTGGGTCGTATGATGGATTTTTCAATACCGTTAAATGGAAAAATCTATCATCTTTCCCAAGACCCTCTGCTTCTACTGCCAGATATTTCTTGTCTGTACTTAAAAGAGATAATCCGTTGTTTGCAACATGATAATCAAACAGTATCTTAGTAGGCTCTGAAGATTCACCACTCACATTGACAATGGAATCTTTACCAGCGTTTGAAAAATAAGTGCGGCCAATAGCAACAACAGGTTTCCCGTTGTATTCTGTTACAAATGCACACACACCATACTTTGACCATTCAGTAAGAACATCAGCAACAGTCAAATCTGGTTCAAGATGGATTTTCCCAAGACTATATTTTTGTTCTTTAAGTGCTGGATGCAATGAAATTCCAGTGCCTTTTAACAGCTTTAATGCTCCTTTTTCCTTACAATCATCGGCAAACAAAAAATTTACCGTATTTTGGCTGTTAACGGTTACTTTAGGGCAAGTTATCTGTTTCAGCGCACTGGCCAAGTTTTCACAATGCAGCTCAATAGGTGTATCAATGCTTACTTTGGTTATATAACCGTCAAACATAATGTTCATGGCTTTTTCAGCAAGGTAAGTAGAGTTTTCATACTGGCTCCTTGTACTGGAGTCATTGAAAATGCTTTTCTTGCTACCGCTTACCTTTGCCAAAGCCGCTATTTCCGGGTCATCAGTGTAACCCAGATATATTCTTATCCGTTGTCCTATCTTGAAGTTTTCCACACCTGCCACTGATGTGCTGGAACGTGTTTCTTCTACCACGCCAGTGTCGTCAATCGTAGCTTGCAATGCCTTGTCCTTTGCCGCTTCTTCGGCATTGAAAGTGGTTACGGTCTTTCGTATTACAGTACCACGAGGAAATCGCACAGAAGCAGTACCTATCAGTTTCTTGTACGATTCGTCTATTTCTATATTCTCCACTTCACTGATGAGCATAGCGTCATCAGGAACGGTCATTGGGTCTTTCTTGTCTTTCGGAGTCCAGATTTTAATCAAGCATATCAATATCTGGAAACTCGGTTGTTCACTGTTGTATGCCATTATATATTAGGTGCTAATGCGTCAAGGCCCATACCTGCTCCCTGTGTAGCTACCGATGTGGCAGTGTTCATAACGGCAGAAGAAAGTATTTCGCCAAGTTTTGTTTCTAATATAAATTTGTACCACTTGTTCATAGGGCTTAATTCAAGTGCAGTATTAATTGCTCCAATAGTATCTTTAGTAATCTTCACGTCTTCATCAGGCTCAACCGCAACACATGAAAAGCTGTACGGCTGAACATTTTTCATCTCTACGGCACCAAGCGAATAATTGGTAACAATAATACGATTAACATTAAATTGCCCGAACAACATAAAGTTCACATTGAGTATTCCATTATACTGCATAATCTGAATGAACTTCTTAACCGCAACATCTGGATATACTCCATCTTCATTGCCGACAATAACGCCATTCACCGTAAACTGCAAGTCACCACCAGACACAAGCTCCTTTCTCGTATAATCACGTCCTTGAACTTGTGTCATAACTATATTCTTACTACTGTTCATTGATACTTGCGGCGATAGGTCGATATGGCATACAGTTTTGGTGCTATAAGATGTCTTTACCTCTTTCCCACCGACATAAGAAATATCCTCCACCTGATGTGACTCCTCATCATCGTAATAAACCATCAATGCTTCTGGAACTGCCGTACCGAACCTGTCCTTTGCGATAATCTTATTGCCGCCTTCTGCATCTACAGTACCCCAGCTTTCAGCTTGTATTTTCCCATTCTCAATAATTTTGGCTCTGTTGGCTTCCTGTTGTTTCAATACGGTTTCCCTCAATTCGTTCTCCGTATTTCTCCGAAACCTTGGAAGTATCTGGTTCAATTGTCCTTCAAGCTCGGACATAACAAGTTGTTTAGCTATATGAACTAATACACTTTTATAGCGATTGTTTTTATACACTAAATCGGATTTGTCTTGTTGAATACGGTAGTTCAGGCTGGAAACTAACTGGCTTCCAGCACTTACTGAACTAAACTTCAACGAACTCCATATAGGGCCGAAAAAACTCATTGTATCTATTGTTTTATTGATTACTTACTATCCGTGCCATGTCTCATCAAAATCATGTACAACATCAATCAACGCTTGCGCAAGCTGTCCTTTTAGATTGCTTATCACTGCTGCATTGTCTGGATTGCTCAAATCCACAGACTCAACATTCATCAACTTGTCTATACGGACAATTACCTGCTTTGGTGCAGCATTCCCATTATTGTAATGAGATTTATAGTCAGCTGAATTTGCTGTTCTTCCCGATTGTGGAGTACCTGATGGATTAGGATTTGTTCCGCTTCCATACATACTTCCTGTGCCATTTGCAGCACCTTGCATTGAACGAAACTCAGCATTGGAAATAGGTCTTGCTACAACAATAGGGGAACCGTCTTCATGTATCGGTTGCCAAGTATCTGTTCCTGCATCATACTTATATCTCATTCCGCCTACACTTTCAATTGCACCGTCTCTTGCAACAACACTTGTAGGCTTTCCACCATTCCTTTCCCATATATATCCATTTGCCAATCCTCTTAATTGTGTGGCAAACGTATATAGATTACTTGTAGCGTCTTGTGCAGGTTGATTCAATCTTGACAAGGCACCAAGCAAGCTATCAAGAGCCGCACGAGTTGTATTCGCCATAGTCAATGCGGAATTACCATCACGAGCTTGCCATTCTCCATTGACATATCCTAATGACGATGCCCATTGTTCTACGGCTTGCCATGTGTAATCTTTCAGCAATGCACCCAACTTGGCATCCATCATGGATATGTACTGTATAACAGTTGCCTCATCGAGATTTCCAGACTCTACGCCTTTCCAATAATCTTCAGCAGTGCGCCATATTTTTGCATAAGGACCATAGATGCCAGACATAGTATCATACAATCCCTGCAAATAAGTATAGCTACGTCCAGTTTTATCAGCACTCCAAATTGTATTGTCAGACAATTCATCAAGGCCGTAAGCAAAATTAGAAGGATATGTATCTGCATCGTATTTCCAATTTGACGGATTACCATATCTATTATACCAATCTTGCTTAACACTCAATATGTCATTTAGAGAACCATTGCTTCTTAATATATATGCTAATCTCTGCTGGAACTCTTGCTTGATTTTTGCTTGTTCTGAGCCAGTAACGCCCTCATAATACAATGCTGTAAGAGCGGCCAATGCGTCTTGTTTATCATTTGAGCCATCTGGATTATTGACAGCTATAGAGTGGCTGTTCATATCGTACCACCAAATACCATTCGCATTTTTATAAACACGATTAAGCCCAAATTTATTAGCCAACCCTTCTGCTGAATTTGCCATTTGCTCTGAGCTATACCAATGGTCCGTTCTGTTTAACGCATTTACAGCGTTCATCAATCCTTTATTGTCAATAGAAGTTGAGCCAGTTTTAACTTTTTCTGGGTCTTGTAATCCAAGCTCTTCTTTCAACAAATTAACACGTCTTTGTACAACTTCTGTCAATGAAAGCTGTTTGTTATAGACAAGTTCAAGATATTGTTCTGTTTTAGAACGGTTTTCTCCAGTCAATACACCATTGACCATAGTAACAGAATTGGCAAATTGATTGAATGCTTCTTCTGCTGCTTTTGCTTCTCTATGTGCATTTACTAATGCCACTGTAACAGTTGCTATTGCGCCAGCAGCAAGAATACCCCAACCGACAGGATTAGATATAAGGAACGAACCTATCGCTGGCATCGCTCCCATCAAATATGCACCAGCAGCAGTACCAGCAACGCCAAGACCTACTGTCGCAGCCATGTTCCAACCGCTATTTGCATCTCCAATTCCAGAACCAAGATATGAACCAAGCATACCACCAGCCATACCACCTATACCTACTCCCATAGTACGCCCCATACCCATAGGAGACCTACCATATATCTGTTTGTATCGTGCAAGTACAGCAGGACTGACATTCTTATGCAAATTACCAGTATTGCCGATATAATTACCAAAAGGTAAAACAGAACTCCATAATCCAGACATTTGTTGTCTCATAGAAGCTCCAGAACGCAACATATTAAACAGATTTCCAAACTGCATAGTTAACATTCCAAGCTGCTTGGCTCCGTTTACAATCAATCCACCAAACTGGAACAGCGAACGCACAGCTCTTAAAGGAATTAAAACCATAGAAAGTTTAAGCTGCAACTCAACCCACAGTTTAATAAATCCTTCAAATCTTTTATATAAATCAATGAGACGCTTCGTAAAGTCAACAAGCATCTTGATAAATTCCATAAACGCCTTTCCAAGACTTCTCATAGTGTCAAGCGTTTCTTCTGAATTTATCCATCCGATTAATTCATTCAGCATATTCCGTATTGGGGTCTCTTGTTCCTCAAACACGACTAATGCTTGGTCTTCAAATGCCGATGTCAACTGGTCCCATAAACCTTGTATAGTGTTTATCTTTTCATTGGCCAACTGTTCAGCCAAATCTTCAGACATGAAATTTCGTCTGATAATCTCATTCCACACATCAATATTTGCGGCCAAAGAAATAGCTCCCTGCGCAGCGGTACGGTCAAATAAACGATAATACATCGATACATCCAGATTCTTATCGTGTAAGTCTTGGAAAATGTCTGACAAATCACGCATCTTACCGTTTTCATCAAAGCGTTCTACGCCAACTTCTTTCCATGCTTTATCACGTTTCGCACTTCTTGGATTTACAATATTGGCCAAAATAGTACGCATTGACGTACCAGCCTGAGAACCTTTTATACCAGCGTTTCCAAGCACGCCCATAGCAGCAGTAGCTTCCTCAAATGATACACCGCCTTCATGTAATAATGAAGCAGAATACTTATATGCTTCTGCAATCTCGTTCAAAGTCGTATTGGCAGAAGTAAAAGTCATGGTCATAATATCGGTTGCCCTACGCATACGTTCTGGAGCAATGCCATAACCAGTCATAATATTTGTTACCAAGTCGGCAGTTTCTCCAAGTTCGGTATCACCTACCAATGCAATATTAGCAATAGGACGAATTGACTGGTTGATTGCATCGACATCAAGACCTGCCATAGCCAAGAACCTGCTGGCATTGGCTACCTCGGTAGTTGTATATTTCGTTAATTTACCAACATCCCTGACATTGCGCTCCATCGCACTGAAACGTCCTTCAAAGTTGTCTCTCTTATCATGCGTGCCAAGAATATTCTTTGTGGTCTGCATGATGTTGTTGTATGCTACAGATTCAGTAATTGCATTACTAATTAAGGAGCCAAGCCCAGTAATTCCATAAGCCAATCCCATGCCCTTCAACATATCAATGGCACTTATACCACCAGTGTCAATCATAGTAGGACCAAGCGCACGATAAGTAGGGCTACCTCCGCTTCTTGGCGTAGTTCTTACTCGGCTTGATGGAGTGATAGACGAGCGAGATGTGCCTCCTGTTATTGGTGCTACCGTTGAAGAACCTCTGCTTCTTACATTTCCAGTGCTACTACTTCCTCTTCCACCTGTTTTCGTTGTCGTTGTAACATTTATAGCATGAACCTTCTTAGCCAATCTTTCAATCGTCTGCAATTTCGTAATGACAGACTGCAATTTCTTATTGGCATTTGCTACCTTAAAATCAAGTGCAGGAGTTTTCTTTGCCAACTGATTAAACTTGGCAATTGTCTGGTCTATCTTTTTCTGGAAGGCAGTAAGGTTCTTGCTCGCCTCCGTCAACTTGGCTGTCGCAGTCTGGAAAGCCGTTAATGCTTCCTGTGCCTTTGCCGAATTGACATTGATATTATAATTGACTGTATAATTCTCTGCCATTATCTCATCTTTTATTGAAGAATAGAAAATCCAGCCTGATTCCGTTTTAAGAAAAACGCCCATTACCAAAATAAAGGCAATGGGCGCAACGAGTTATGAAATTAGTCCAAGCGTATTGGCTTGTTTGGTAATGATTTGTTGAGCGTGTAACCACTCCGCATCATTTACGGCTATGGCAAATTCCTCATCGCTCAAATTTTCAACATCTATTCCTGGGAAATAGTGGCGTATCAAAATTATCTTTTGGCGCAAGTAGTCTTTTTCTCCTACTTCCCAGGCTTTGATAAATTTACCAGCTTGCCGTGACGCATTTCGATGATTTTCGACAGATGGCCCATAAGACCAAACAGGAACAAGGAATCATCATCTACAAGTTCCTTATCTCCATCAAGAAAACAGTCTTTTGCAAGTGTACGCATGGCAACGGCCTGATTGGACTGTGCAGCGGTCAGGTACTTGCTGAACGCCTTGAATGATGGCTGTTGAAAATAACCTACATATACTTCCTTCTCGTCATATTCGTTTCCACTGACTACGATAGGAAACACAACACGGAGCTGAGGATTTGCAGCCTTCAGTTCCTTTACTTTCTTTTCAATGGTGGCCTGAAGCTCCTGGGAGATTTCAACGCCAGTTTCGTAAGTTTCTTCGTTCATATCAACGTAAATTAAAAGTTAAATCATTAATGAATAGACTTGACAAGCCAAAACGGTTTGAGCTAACTAATAAAAAAGCAACAGACATTATGCAAAATGCCTGTTGCCCCACCTTTAATTTAATCGTATGACGAATTAGTTACCAGATGTACTAAGCTCAATTTTGAATGGATTGAGGTCGAACTCTTTTGTGATGTTCGTGTCATCCTGATTGGCTTCCATACCGTCTTCAGTAAACAGACACCCTTTCAGTGTAACGGTTTCCTCCGTCCAATCATCCGTTCCCATTTCATTGGCAAACGAAACGATGAGGTCGAACTCTCCGAGGTTCATCAGCGTACCTTTCAAAGCACGGAGTTGTACCTGAGTGTTGTAATCCATCGTTATTGACGCAGTGTACTCACGGTTGCCGAATCCACGGTTTACAGGTTCACCGCCCAATCCATAATTTGTCTGAACATTCTTCTTAATGTTCCACTTGATTCCAGACACTCCCTGAAGAATTACAGGATTGGCGTTTGCCGAACCAGTAAGAGCAGGGGCCGTCAACTGAATCATTGACCACGAATAAGCTACGTTATTGACAATCATTGCTATAATTTTTAACGACTAATTGCCAATCCTTCCTCAACCTTAATAGTTTCGGCACAACCGATAGGAATCAAGGTGTAAGAAAGATTCAGCTCTTTAGTAACCAAGATGTTCTGCTCGGCAGGAACACTTACAGTACCAATACCACTAATTTCTTCTGCGTTTGCCATCGCAGTAAGAACGTCTGTAATAAGGTTTGTAAATACCGTAACCTGTGCAGATGACAGATTCCCATTTGAAGGGTCAACTTTAAGAGGAGCGTTTACATAAGGCAATAATGCCTCACGCACAAGTCGGCGAGACTTGTTGATTGTACGGTTGCGTGCAATCGTGCAGAAATCGCCGTTTGAACACGTCTGGTCTTTCGTGAAATACACATGACCTTCATGTCCTTCGTATGTGCGCATGAAGATATAACCCTTGTCATCCAGTTCGTCAAGCTGGAACTTGTTGAGTGCCGAATAGCGAGTAGCATTTGTGATAACACCCTCTACAACAGTTGCATCTCCAAATCCCATTTCGATTGCTGGAACATAGTTCACAAGGTCATAGTTGGCAACCCATGCAATACTTTCTGCTACATTGGCTCGTGACAGTGCGCCAAGTGCAAGACCTACAACACCGACAGGAGTAGTGGATTCAAGAGAACCTTGCATTTGTTTCACTTCAGTGTCCATAGACTGAGAGAGCAGAACAGATACATATCGAGCATCAATTACACAAGTCGGAATTTCGCTCAATACAATATTACCATCTTCTCCATCTGAGGTCTTAACCTTGGAAGAGTTTGCAGCAAGAAGGATGTGCGCAGGAGCGAAATAGTCATTTGCCATCTGTTCTGCCACACTCTGAAGGTCTCCTACAATCGAAATTGTATAGCCTTCAGCTAAGTCATCCATCTTCTTCCATAGATTCTGTTCCGTCCACACGCCAAACTGGTTGATGATGCCTCCAGATGCTTTCTGCATATCAATGATTGCATTCCAATTCTGAGAACAGTCAGCAAACATTACAAACAAACGTCCGCTTCCACCAGCAAAACCAAAGAACTGCTTGATATGATAATATGGAATACCAGCAAGCAAATCCGTTGATTCCCCTTCGTCTTCTTCCCCAGAACGAGGTATGATGCCAGCCTTAGTTGCATCGTCAAGGCTGTTCAATTCAACAACATTGTCCTTCCACGTTTCAGCCATAGCCAATCCTGCACCTTTTGTCCAGAAATTTTCATGGGCTGAAATATCGAAGAGCAATCCACAGACTTTCTCGGTCAGATTTACTATCTGGGAACCGATATTACCGTCTGTGTCGGTCATAAATACATTACCTAATGCCATTGTTGTAACTGGTTATTTCTTGTAATACGGATTCTTGTACAAAGTAGCCGATGCAACGAGGTTCTTCGGAGAGCCTTTTGTGAATACGCCACCATTCTTGGTGATATACAATTCATCAAAGTTATTGAACGATTTAAGAATCTTATCAATCCAAGTCGGAATTTCCTCTTGTGCAGTCTCCTTTGCAGTGTCTTCAACTTTGGTTTCAGCAGTCTGCTCCTTTTCCTGAGAAGCTGCCGTATCTTGAACAGGACTGGCTTCGACAACAGCCTTTTCTGCTTTTTCCTGTTCCAGTTCTTTATCTGTTTTAACTCTTGCCATAGATTATCTAAATAATTAAGGGAGTGGAGTTTCGCTGGTCTCCACTCCCTTATGGTTTATACTAATTTATCAGCGCATTTCATCAATTAGCCACCAACTCCAGCCGCCTTGTTCTTATACGCAGACCAAACTGTGATTTCACTCGGAAGAACGATGTTCACGTCAATCTTCATGCGCATCTGGAAAAAGTACAGCTCGCTGTTTGCCTGAAGACGCTCAACCTTAACACTTTCCTCATCAGTTGCGTAGTCAACCGCCATCCACAGACAAGAGTCAACTCCAGTGCTGAACTTGCCAAGGAAGATTGTACTTTCGGGCATACCGTTGATAACAACGATTTCCTTGCCTTTGAACCGACGGCGATTCACGTCACTGTTCTCGGTGTACTTCACATCCTTGTCAGAAAGATACTGGTCGTACAAATCCCAAGTTTCCCAACCCATAACAAATTTCAGTTTGTCGGACTTGCGAACATTCTTCGGACACGACTTCCAAATTGCATACAGAGCATCAGATACCTGTTGCCCTGTGGTAAGCTCAGTGTTACCTGCAATCACAACTGTTCCTGAAGCCTTTTCGTTTGTAGAAGCGTCTTCGTCTATGTTCTGAAGAACACGAGAAAGCGCACCGTCAAAGAACTTCATCGGTCCAGCAGCGGATGCGCCACCGAGTTTGGTTCCATCGGTAGGGCCTTCGATTTCAGCACTCTCACCACCTTTTCTGCCACCCCAAATACAATCATTGATGTACTGGTCTTTGCGGTCGATAAGCAGGTGGAGCATAGTAGCCTGTACCTTCGGGTCAAGCTCACGGAATACCAGCGGTCCTTCTGGCTGGAACGGCCTCCAGTATTCCTCAAAGTCACGAGGATTGAACTCCAGATAAACCATAAACTCTTGCGGTTCCAGATAACGCTCCGAATGAGTATATTGGTTGAAACCATTGGAACCAGAAGCTCCTTCAGTAGAAGTAGGAGTGGGTTTGTTCTCCTGAATGATACTTCCAAGAGAAACGTGCGGAAGCACAAACTTCTTCTGAACGCCGGGCTTAATGTGAATCAGCCCCTCCTTGTATGTATCGTTGCCTTGTGCGGTATATACCAAAAGGTCTTCAAGAACCTCGCCACTATAGGTATTACCAGCATAATTGATTGTTGCCATTATATCTGTTCTTGATTAAAATTTCTTCAACTCAACTTTTCCCACTACAGCCTCGACATCCTCCTTCATTTTGTCCTCAACAGTTTTCAGAGTTTCCTCCTTCTTGCTGACGTTGTTAGGGTCCTTGGCAATAGTTTCTGTGATTTTTTCACGGGCCTGGATTGAATCAAGGGTAGCTTTTACGGTCTTAAAATCGCTGTGAGCCATTTTCAACCAAGCATCCTTTGACGAGTCCTCAATTTTGCCAGCACTGATGGCCGCATCAATCATAGCAACCACTTCTGCCTCAAACGCAGCCTTCTCTGCGTCCTGATACTTCTTCAGCGATGCCTTGACCTCTTCAAGTTCACTCTTAATGTTGCCAAGTTCTGCTTCCTTACCCTTGTACTTGATTTCGAGAGCAGTGTACTTGTCCTGAATGTCCTTCAAGTCTGTCTCGGCTTTAATCAAGTTAGCGATGCGTGCAGAGACGGCTGTCATCTGAGCGTCTTTCGAGAATCCAAGCTGTGCGGAAATAGCATCGAAGTTCTGATTTTCGTTCTTTTCCATTGCTTTTACTTCTTGAACAATTGGTTTTACATCTCGATTATGAATAGCAACAACTTCTTCCAAAAGTTTATTTTCATCTACCTCTGCGGCAATTGATGACATAAACTCACGCAACGAAGCTGTATCACTTTTTGTTTCAATTTCATTTTTTACCTTTTCACATACCTGCTTGGAGGTTTTTATTACATGGTCAGCAGAAATAAATCCAGCCTTAACAGCTTCTTTGGCCGTAAAGAAAGTGCCATCAGCACCTTCCTCTCCATTCATTATACCTTCGACCTGTTCTTTGGTCATTCCAAACCGCTTCTGGTATATAGTCATAAGTTGTGCCTTGAAAGCGTTGACCATCTGCTGAACTTTCGGGTCTTTCTCATCCGCAGCGTAATTGAACGGATTATGAATCATAAGCAACGAATAATCGTGCATAAACAGATTATCTCCAGCAGCCCAGATTACACTACCCATAGAAGCGGCGATACCCTCAATGATACAATCAACTTCAATAGGACAACTTTGGATGATTGAAAATACACTCATGCCATACAGCACGGAGCCACCTTCAGAATTAATCATCACAATAATCTTTGACGGCTTTACGCAATCCTGCAACCACAAAAATTCATCATTGAAACAATTTGTAGTATATTCATCTACAGAACCAAAAAAGCGAATGATTGCAGGCTCATTTTCTTTTGCCTTGCCAACCACATACTTCAAATTATCTACATTCATTGTCGTTTGCTTTTTGAAAAAGAATAGTTTTTCAGTTCTACAAAAAGGTTAAATCTGTCAACTAAAGTCATCGAAGCCCACAGCATCCTCGAATTTCCTGTCTTTATTGTCTGGAAGATTATCAGGATTTGCAATTTCATTTTGGTCACTATGCTGAGTAAAAGGCGGATGAGAAGCATACACATCGACATAGTTCTTATACTGATAATTGGTATAGTCATTGAACCATATCTGATAATCTATCCAATACGGCTGCAACCCATCATCAAAAGACAACGGCTGGTCCCAATATTGAAGTTGAAATCGTGACACCAGTGATGGGAATGTTGCCTTTTGCGCCTCGATAGCATTAACTATCCGCTGGTACACTTCCAATCCTTCCGTCTCAAACTCGTCATCACTATTATTCAAACGATTAAGAATATAGTGAATACGCATTGTTCCTCTGCCTTCAGCTATCCTTGATGTACCAACATTGTAATACACATCTATAAAATGAATGAATACCGCTGGAAAAGCAAAACCATATTCAAGGTTATGTTTGTTGTTCTTAACCCTTGATAATTGTCCGTTATCCAACTTTATAGTCTTGAACAACTGCGGACTATCAGGGTCATCAGGGTCTTCTTTAATAGTCTCCAATATCCTGCGTACTGCACGATACGCCTCTACCATAGCATTTGTTTCATAAGCCTCTTCAACCTGCGTAGTGCCACCAGAAGGCTGTTCTTGCTCTAATTCCTCTTCAGGTTGAATAACTGGTGATGTCGGGTGCTTATCTACTATCATTTAGGGAATCCTGTAAAAATCATTACCGATAACTTTTTCAATTCTTCTCGCAACACACTGGAGTCTCCCATAAATTGACGGCGTGGCATATTCTTAACCCTGCCTCTACGTGTTCCAAGTGATGTTGGAGCGTTATGTACAGCAGCAAAACAAAATCCCTTATGGCTTTTTGTATGTGCAAACCCATTCGGGTCTGTAAAAATCGTTACACCAGACGGTGATGACTTATCTCCAAGATGCTTCCATTTTATTGATTTCTTCAACGAATATGTTTCTGTCATCAATGGATGTTTCGCTTTGCTGTGCTTGGAGCGAGCAGCCCACGGAGCAGCCCCTCTGCTATTGAATCGCTTTAAGTTAAATGACTCTTGGAATATCTCTGTTGCAGCTTTACCAGCCTTAACTTCAAAATTCCAAAGATTAACCTGAAACTTATGTGGAAGGTTACGCCATTGGGCTACCATTTGCTTTGGCGTAACCTGTTTTCCTGCATTAATCGGTATTGCTGCCATATATGAATTTTGATTTTATCCGTTGTGCAATCTCCAGCAACTTGTCTTTATGCTGTGCTTCAATTTGGAAATACGGATGTTCATCAGAAAATATCCGACCTTTTAATGCTACGCTCTCCTTGAATGTTGGGTTAAACCATTCTGGAGGTGTAGGCGTTTCATCAACTCTTGCATTGATTCTACCAAAAGCAGAAATCGTATCTTCAACAAGAAAGCATCTACATCTGTGTTCTATTGGCGGAATCAACCATGCTGGGAAACTTGATTTTGGAGCTGTGAATCCTTCATATTGTCTGTGCCAAGGACGAACACGGTTATCTCCCATAGTCATATACATCAATACAGTATCGTTCCCATACCGACACAACGCAGCAGCCACAATCATGGCATACTCAATATCAAGATTCTCTATAGTTGCGTAAACATTATTGTATTTTGTAAAAATGGTCTCCAGTTCATCCATCAATTCTTCTGCAAGCTCCTCATCTTCAATATCCTCTATTTCTGGGAACTCATCGACCATCTGATATTCTTCAGCCACAGAGAAATCAACTATATTATCAACTGCGGCAATAATGATGTCTCGTTGCTCACGCTGTTCATCAGTCAGGTTAGTTGCATTTCTCATAAGCTCAATGGCATCATCGAAACTTATTCCAAACCCATCCAAAGCGTGTTTTACACCTATCTCCGCACGTTCATACATCAAATCTTCCAACGTCTCCCATTGATTATCCCCATTTCGTATAGCCGTCACCAAAGGCTTAAACAAAGAGAACAATGCCTGAAACTCATTCTCTTGCTTATCCTTGTCATCTTCTGGCAGTCGTTGTGCAATCACTTCGGAGAGAAGACTTCTGCCGACTATCTTCTCTCCTTCAAAAAATTTGTCGTACCTCTTGGGTGTCCGTATCGCTTATAATACTCTTCATCGCTCATCCGTACACCTCCGCTATAATCACCGTCTCCACCATATCCAATACCTCCAGACACCTGTGCGTTAAGCTGTCTCTTTACTTTAATACCGAACTCGCTCTCAATCGTGTCTGGTTCCATCTCCCATTGTTGGCCGAGAACTTGGAAAAGTCGTATTCGGTCCTCATCAGACATTTCGATACGCTTGGCATACTTAAACTCCAAACCTGATTCAATGTAACCCATTTTTACGAGACGAGGCAATATGGCTTCATTCATCACCAGTTCGATATAATCACGATATACCTCAACTCGGTCTCTGAAAATATTTTCATGCGCTCTTGTAGAGCCTACATAAGACTGTGTTCCTCCTGCCATAGATTCTGAACCAAGCACAAGATTAGACACGTCCTTGTCTATCAATTCCAACAAATGAGTAAATACTTGTTCAGAATTTGACATCGTGAATGTTTTGATGTCAACCTCATCATTCAATCCAGTAACTATCACTTTGTTTTGTGCAGCACTTGAAATATCATTTGCCAAACGCTTTCGGTCGGCATTGTTATCAGATTCGGTTTTTCCATGAATGATAGGCTGTCCGTATGTATGTGAGAAGTTTACATAATTGGCAAACACAAACTTCTTTGCAAGTATAATCGGTGTTGTTGCGGAATACAGCCCAAGATTTCCGTTGTTTATCAATACATAGTAATCACTATATTTAGGGTCATCAAAACTCCAGCCTGGACTCCAAATACTCTGTCTTTGCACAATACGCCGCTGCTCTGGAAGTATATTCCTTCGCTCTATGTTATTGACATACTTTAATTTTCCTGTACGTTCATCTATGTCTGGCAAAATTTCAAGACCTGTGTATCCGTACAGCTTGGACTCTACTATCCCTCGTATAATCTTAATGAATTGAGTGCCTTGAATTTTCTTAGTTGCCTCAACGTCTTTAATGTATCTCCCTTTGTCATTCTGCCTTGCAAGCATATAGCGCTCACCGATAATTTGCGACTCCAGTGTTTCAAGAACTGAACGCAGATGAGCGTCCTGTTCCACACAGGCATCGTAAAGGTCGATAAGTCTTGCCCTGTCATCCAGCACAGTACCATTGTTCAAGCTACGGTAAGATGACTTGAACATACAGTGACGCTCTATTTCTCGAACATACTCCTGAACAGTTTTCTTATTTGTTCGGAATATACTTTCAAGCAGCTTAATGTCAAACTCCTTATTATCTGATGTAGTTGCCATTGATTACTCGTTTTTAAGAAGAATAGAAACTGAAGCACCTTTTTGTTTCCGAAAATCGAGTCCAATGGCTGTTATATTTTAAGTTGATTATATATAGGTATGCCAATCAAATGGAAAATCAAGCCGAAAACATTACTGTAAATCAACTATTTATAAAATTATTGTGTTAAAAGTATAGTTTTCATTTGTGTGTTAATGAATTATTTGTAATTTTGCATCCGATAATTTATTGTTTCACTTAAATAATAAACCACATGGAGCAAAACAAAGAAAACATGGGTCTTGATTACTATCGCATCAAGACAGAATGGGTTTCTGAAGCCGATAATGGTGAGCTTCAGAAAACAAAGACAGAAGAGTTGGTCTTGGCAACAAGCTACACAGAAGCCGAGACAGTTGCGCATTCTATCGCAGACGTACAGAGCCGAGGAAAATTCGGGAGCGTCAACATCGAAATTATCAAGACAAAAATCAATGATGTTTTGATAAATGACATATTGGCGCAGGAAGAAGGAACAACCGCTGGCCTTATTTGCAGCTACTTCCAAGAAAGCGATGAGAGCGGTGTAGGACTTTATGCCGTAAAAATCGTGAATTTCTACATTGACGAAAAAAGCGGCAAAAATAAGCGTACATCTGAAACGCTCTACACTCCAGCACTCGGAAACTCTGATGCCACGAATCGGATAAATGACTATTTGAAAGGGTCAATGACAGACTACGTTGTACGTGACGTGAAATTTGATAAAGCAGAAGCTATCTATCTGCCGAAAGACATCTTCCAAAGCAAAATTAAAAAAGCGGACCTGCAATAACAATGCTGGGTCAGCAGTCGAAAGGTTCAATACAACTTCAATGCACAGAGCAAGCCTTTTCTGAATTTCCGAACTTGCTCATCGGAACCCAAGCTGAAAGCGGCATCACATACTTCGATGCCACCTTATATCTTCACAAAAACAATATTGAGAAATCCGTAAATGATTTCTTTTCCCAGTATAGGACGCAGATTCTTTCACTATGCGATAGCTATGAAATCAAATATGAAGATGTCTGCCAAGTCAATGAATCTGGGCATTATCTAATTGACGGTAACTTCATTTACCTTTTCATCTCTTTTGTCGAACCGAACTTCCTCGCATATATGTGCGACAGGATGAACGACCTATTTACAAACGGAGTAGCTGTGTCTGATACATATTTACTCCAAATGGCTCGTACACGATTGTCTAAGGAGGTTTTATCAACGATGACAGACGATGGAAACGAAGGTAATTAATCCCAAAGGCAACGTCATTCTCGTATTCAATCCACTAAAAAGGCTTGTGGCGATTTTCGGTTCAGAAACCGCAGCAGCCAAAGCATTCAATGTATCTTCGGTAAGTATTCATTTGGCAGTAACTGGAGATACTATCTCATGCAATAACCTATATTTTAGAAAGTTAAGTGAGAATATAGAAGTCACATTTGAGGATTTCAGCAAGTTGAGACTCGAAGAATACGACAGTATGTGCGGAGTCAAAAGAAAGTATTACGCAACAAAAGAAATGACCCGAAAGGGCATGAAGTACAACACCAAAAATAAAAAGAAACATGAAGATTAAATTTCTATCAGAAGGGGCACAAATGCCGACAAAAGTAGATTCTGGAGCAGCAGGTTATGACCTCTATGTACCGAAAGATACAAGATTGCTTCCAGGCCGTAACATAGTTCCGCTTGATTTTGCAATACAACTTGACCACGGATATGAAGCAACAATTCGTCCTCGCAGCGGATTTTCTGCAAAAGGTTTTGAATGCTTTACTGCCGACAAAACACAGACCGTTAGAATCAACGCAGATGTGTTGCTGGGAACCGTTGATGAGACCTATCGTGGAAGTGTTGGTGTAATAGTAAAGAACAATCAATCTGAGGAATACATCATCCCAAAAGGTTCTCGTATAGCACAGATGGTAATCTCCCAGTGCTATATGGGTAAACTTGAACAAGCTGACGAATTGAGTGAAACCGAAAGAGGTGAGCAAGGCTTCGGACATAGCGGAGTAAAATAATCAATAAACAAATTTTGGGGAGGCTCATGTTCTCCCCATTTTAATATCTTGAAATATGGCATATAGCGAAACATTGCTGAACGAAATAAAAAGATGTAATGACTTGTATCGTGCAGGAACCCCCGTAGTATCTGACAAGGAATATGATAATATGGTTGAGCGATTGAGACGGATTGACCCAAATAATGATTGGTTCAAACATATAGAACCATCTCCTGTTTCATCAAGCAGAAAAGTGAAACTTCCTGTTCCGATGAAGTCGCTGAATAAAGTGAAAACGGCCAACGAGCTTTCCGCTTGGATTAAGTCGCTAAACTTGAATGACAGGGATTATCTTGTTGTTATGCCAAAATTTGATGGACTATCATTGTTGCATAATGAATCAGACGGAATGGCATATTCAAGAGGCGGCTCTGAAAATGAAGGACAAGACTGTACGGCTCATGTGAAAATGGCTGGAATCAAGTCATCAATCAAAAGGTCTGCATATACCTATGGTGAGTTCGTGTTCAATACACGCTCATGGAATGCGAACTTCAAAGATAAGGTATCACCAGAAACAGGTGATAAATACAAGTCACCAAGAAATACCGCCGCTGGTATGCTGAATAGAGATGTTCCGTCTGAATTATTAAAGCACATCGACTTTTTCAGATATGGAGTTGATGAAAAAGCATTATCTGGATTTGTTTCATACGAGGATGTAATAGCGTACTTGTGCATGGAGTTTAATCAAATGCCATTATATGCAAAAATCAAAGTCAAATACATAGATGAAGACACATTGCTGAAACTATATGAGCAATGGAGCCAACAATACTATATAGACGGTCTTGTAATCTATGTGAATGACCTCGATATATGGAAAAAAGTTGGCCGTCAAAGTACGACTGGTAATCCAAACTATGCTATTGCGTACAAAAACCCGAATTTCACGGCTACATTTACAACAAATGTTCTTGGCGTTAATTGGGCCATTTCAAAATCTGGTGCATTTAAGCCAGTAGTGTCGATAGATACGGTAAACACTGGTGACTGTGAAATGGAGAATCCAACAGGTTATAATGCCAAATACATCTTTGAAAATAAAATCGGAGAAGGAGCGGTCATCAATGTCACTCGCTCTGGTGGAGTAATACCCAAAATACTGGATGTTTTATCTCCAGCTGTAAAAGACACGATGGAGCAGATGAAATTACAGCTTTCTAAATGCCCTCATTGCGGCCATCCTATACAATGGAATGAATCTGGTGTAGAATTGTGCTGTACCAATCCAGAATGCCAAGGAATACGGCTTGCAAAAATAGTGTTCTTCTATACTACCCTGAAAGCAGACAATATGGGAGCGGACACAATCGCTAAAATGTTCAACGCTGGATTTACCACACTCCGTTCAATGCTTGACATTACATTTGAAGAGCTTATCAATATCGAAGGGTTTGGGGAATCAATAGCAAACACAATTTTGACACAAAACAACAAAATAAAGCAAGGCGTTGAGCTGCCTTTGCTGATGCACGCAAGTGATTGTTTCTCTGGAATCGGGCAAGTAAAAGCAAAGCAGATACTTGACAAAATGAGCGATGCTGAATTGCAAGTGTTTGTCAACGGATTCTGTGACCCAGGGGCTGAAGAGCAAATCAGGGAAGCTGAATGGTTTAATAAAGAAAGCAAGACGATGCAGTCGTTCTTCCTCGGCATACGACCTTTCTACCAGTTTGTAGCTGAAAATGCACTACAAATCCTTTTGCCTAAATCCGCACCAAAACCAACAAACGACAAATACTCCGATGTCAGAGTTTGTTTTACTGGAATCAGAGACAGTGATTTGGAAGAAGAAATCATTGCTGGAGGTGGAACTGTGTGTAGCGGCGTATCTAAAAAAACAACACACCTTATCGTTGCAGACAAGGGCAGTCAATCCAGCAAAACGATAAAGGCAAGGCAATTTGGAATACCTATTATGACAATTGATGAGTTTATTAGATAACAATCAATATTTCAGTATGATACGGCAGCGATATGAATCGTTGCCGTATTTGTTTTCAAAAAAAATAATATACCAAAAGTATAGTTTTTAATTAAATCCTTTGGCGGTATCATTTTCTCTTTTTATATTTGCACATCAAAAGTGAAAATGAAGTATTATGGCAAAGAAAAATCAGCTAACAACCAGTGACCACCTCCCATACAAAGAATACGAAAGGCTGCTGGATTGTCTTCACAACGATAAAGAATATCGTTGGGAAATGTATGCTCGTCTTTCTTTCTGTACAGCTTGTCGGGCTTCCGATGTGTTGAAATTCAAATGGGGCCAAATATTGAACGTGGCTTCAGTTGATGTTACAGAACAAAAGACTGGGAAGACAAGGAGAATCCCACTGAATCCGTCAATTCAAAAAAAGTTCAAGGAACTGTATGGGCTGATGGGGCATCCAGATTTGGAAGACTATGTAATGGCCAGCAGCCAGGGAGATAAACCTCTTACTATTCAGCGTGTCAATCAGATGCTAAAAGTGTTCAAACACAAATACCGTCTGAATATAGAAAACTTTTCTACACATACATTCCGCAAGACATTCGGCAGATATGTGTATGACACAAACAAGCACAGCGCAGAAAGCCTGTTGCTTCTAAACAGAATACTTAACCACACAAGCATCCAAGTAACTAAAGCGTATATAGGAATCACGCAGGATGAAATAAACGGCATATTCAATGCTATAAAATTCTGATTCCAATCCAAAATTGAAGCGCACTTGTGCGCCCTTGCATCTTTATTTTTCAAATCCGACACTGCGGCACACTATTGCCGTGCAAGGGTATGGCACGAGAGTATATTACCTGCAAGAAATGCGGAAAGGTAATTGACACCTATTATTTCAGTAACAGGTTACAAGTCCTTTCAAAAATAAGAGAGAACGAGCTGTGCTTTGACTGCTTGTTCTGGCATGATTTTATCTGTAACCGTCCAGAAAACGCTAAAATCATTGATGGATGTGCATGGCAATACATTCCATTGAAGACACCGTTCTTCAAATTCCACCGCAACCATCCAGAAATCAAGTGTATTTTCAACCCTACAACCAAAGAGCTGCTTCATGCTGCACAAGTAAAACTAATTGGCCGTATTCCAAAGCAGTTTGAAGAAGAATTGCCGACAGAATACAAGTTTGTTTCTGGAGACACATACTTCAGACTACAAAAGTATATGTGTCATCATTGTTCAAGCAAAGGGTGCTGGGATAGATATAATTGCGTGTGGTATGATGAATCCATAACTGAACCAAACGGTCCGTGGAACCGCATACCGAAGAATCATCAAGTCGGGGATGAAAAATGCGAAAGATTCATCAATAAACTCACAATGTATGATAACAACGATTAGCATTACGTTGCTGGCACTTTCTGTATTCGTGTGCAGCTTCAATATGTACAGGGTTGCCAAAAGGCAAAATGAAATCAAGCGGCTGTTTAATGTATTGGCAAATTGCATGATTAGCAGTCATGCTTTAATAGGTGAATTACTGGGGTTACTACGTCAGCACCATTTAGACACAACAAATACAGATGCTTGGATTCTTGCCTGCCTACGTCCTTACATAATCGCAATCCAGCGAAAAGCAGTTGACAGGGAGGACTACGAAGAGGCCAAACAGTGCCAACACATAATCAGTGAAATAGAAAAATTAATCAATAAAACAAAAATGCAGAAATGAGTACAACAGAAACAATCATTTTTATTGCTGGTGTGGTTGGAATAGCGTTAGCGTTAATGGCTCTTCTGATTACAATTCAGTGTGTAGCTTGTAATAATTGTCCTTACAAGGACGTGTGTAAAAACAATTCTGGCAACAAAGAGTTCATACCTCCATGCCAGCAAAACATCGACATCAATAACAACAATATGGACATGATATGATTTCAGAAGGAACTATTCTTTATTATTGTGTTGGAACGATGGTTCCAGGTTTTAATGCAACAGACAACAGCGTGACCGTGACTTATCCAGACCCAATGGATATAGACGATAATGTAACGTCATCATCTGACTGTGTTGAAAGCGAATACTCCGATAGCTATACACTAACGCTTGAATGTGGAATTATGGATAGTGTTGCGCTACAAATACTGAATGAAGAGACCTTCATTGCCAATCACACTAAACAAGTAAACTCACATTTCAAGTGGCTGGCCAACTACCACACTTCAATATGCAAATTGAAAATTGGATTCCGCCACAGAAATTATTGGAATCGTATAAGAAGCCGTTGCTGGGTGTTATCCATTTATGTAAATCCAATCGTGGTTTTAATTATAGCATTTGTGCTAATTTGACACGAATTGCAAGTTTATAATATGGGCCATCGGTGGCTAAATGTTGTCGTTGGCCCAAAACTTTATCAATGCACATCAATACATATTGAACATCGTAATAAAATACATCCTATTCTTAATTGCCCAATTAAAATTTTACGCAATGTCAAAGACAAAGATAACATTCGATGAACTATGCGAGATATTCGCAAAAGAACATCCGTACCTGATTCCAAACAGGAGGAATGTAGGACTTTATGCTAAAAAGATTGGCTATGTCAAAATGCGTCAGACAATCAATAACGTGAACCATTGTTTCTATGTAAGAAAGGAGGATATAAAATGATAGCACACACAAACAACGATAAGTCTCCTGCATACGGGCAATTCTTTCATTGTCAGACACAGTTGTTCGGCCAGTTGAATTATGACCGCATATTCACATACTTGTTTAACGAACACCTAAAACTGGAACGGCTTAAAAAGCCAACAGTATTTCATATATCAACAAACATGATTAGTAAATGCTGCAAAGTCGGTAGAAACACCGTAAATGAAGCATTGCGGTTGTTCGTAAACATGGGATTGATTTCCATAAACGACTTCGTGTGCATGGTCAATAAAGACTATTTCTACTCAGTTGTGGTACTATTCAACAGCTCCAGCATTGAGAAGAAAAAAAGAATATCGGAATCATTCTTAAAAGGAGATAATCAAGCACTTGAAGAACTTGGATTACGCAACTTAAAATTGGATGTAGATTTACTGGCTGGGGCAGTATTGCTCCCACAGAAGCAACCCTGTTCTGGTGAGAACAACCTTGCTCTCACTGATACAACCTTGCTCTCACCAGAGCAACCCTGCTCCAACCAAAACAAGGTTGCTCTCACTGGAGCAACTAAAATAGCGCAAATATGCTCTCACTGGAGCAATATTGCTCTCACCAGAACATATTTCAATAGCAAAGAAGAACTCAAAAACCTACTTTGCACCATCATTGAGTCTCGAAAAAATCAAGATTTACTGGATAAAGTGACAGATTTTTGTTGGAATGGTGGAAAAATTGCCTTTGACTGGGATGTCGTTGCGTTTTTTGTGGAAATTGGCATGAAAACTGTCGAAAAAAGCTGTTCTGATTGGAGTAATGGGTTGCTCTCACCAGAACAGGGGGGTGCTCTGGTTGGAACAGGGGGGTGCTCTGGTGAGAGCAACAGTAATAAATATAATAAAGAAAATAAAGAAATAAACGAGCGAAGCTCGCTAATAGGAG